TCCCAGCCGACTCTGCTGACATGGTGTACCGTGCCGTGTTAGAGATCGCGCCGATGCCTTCCGATCCGGCCACACCCCCGAACGAGGCGTAAGCGACCGCGCCCGCGACCGGAGTCACGTTCGCCACAATCGCGTCGCCGTTCGTGGTGACGGTATAGGAGCGGGCGGTGGATTTCGCCGCCGATCCGCCGCCAAACGTATCAGTCGATCCGTCAGCGTTGGTACGCGTGATGGTCTGGGTGATGCCCTTTGCAACGGACGAGTTCAACCAGCCCTGGCCCGTCAGCGCAAAACAGATCACAGACTGTGCGGTGCCGGTAGTGAAGGGCGAGCTTGCCGCCGCGCCTTCGGTTAAGACAGGTCGCGGAGTCGTTCCAAGCCCGATACTCGAGTTGCCCAACAGGAGGATTTTTTCCTCGGCGATCATCAGCGAGCGCAAGGTCGCCTGGACGGCCGTGCCGATGGCGTCGGTGTTGAGCCCCTTGGCCCCGAGACGCGCTTCATACGTCACGCTCGACTCAAAGCCCAGCGCCTTGTACGCCGCGATCTGGTCGTCGGTCTGGAGCGCGATGGTTCCGCCGCGATTCCCTTCCGACACGCCCGCCTCGAGCTGGCTGATGTTGATGCCAGAGATTCGCTTCCAGTGAATTGCGTTGCCGCCATCACCAGCGACGCGAGGGAGCTTGCTGATAAGCGGAATCAGCTCCTTGAAAGGGTAGAGGGACTGAACGATAGGCGACAGGTCGTACCACAAAAGGTTGGTCGCCTGTGAAATCGTGTCAGCCTTTTCCAGAACGCGGCCCGAAAGCTGGTCCACGAACTGGTCGTTTGCTAATAGCTGTGTAATTTGTTCTTCGGTCATGGTCGTGGTCTCGGTTGTGCGCCGGTTCCTCCTTGGTTACTTTTTGGCAGCGCCGCCCTGAAAGGTCGGGTCCAGCGCAACAGGGCGTCCGATGCCCTGCTTGATTCCTGGGATCGTGAGCATCTTGGCGATAGCCTTGCCGACAGCGTTCGGATCGTCCTTGTCGACAGTCTTGGCAGCCTCTTCGGCGCTCCCCACCACGCCCTCGCCGTTACCGCCCATGCCGGTTAGGTCGGCGTCGCCCTTGCGCACGGCATAAGTCTGAACGCGAGGCGCACCTGCTGGTGTATTTGCCGCCTTCACCAGCATGGCTCCTTTGGCAATCGCCGCGTCGCGCGTCGCCATATACGCCTTCAGCAGTTTCGGGGTGGGCGCGAGCTTGGCGATAATCAACGTATCGTCTCCCTCGTCTGTCGCGACATCTTCAGCCTTGGGCGCTTCGGTAGGCTGGTCGCTTTTTGCGATTTTGTCGCCGTCGTCGTCGCCGTCAGCGTCCGGCTTTGCCATTTTGGCAAGATGCGCGTTCGCGACGTCCAAATGGTCGCCGAGCGATTCGTGCGCGTCTTTCATGTCGCCTACCGCCTTACGCAGTTCGTCCATGTCGACGCCCTTACCGCCCTTGTCGGCTTTCTCTACTCCGGAGGCGCCACACAAAGTGTCTGCCTTCTCGATAGCCTTGCCGAGTTTCTGGTGGGCGTCGGCTGCCTTGGTGACGTGCGAGGCAACCTTGCTCATAGAAGCCTTTTCATCGCGGCTGAACCGCTTGGTGATTTTCTTGTCGTCGGGCATTATGCTGCCGCGAGGTCGTCCTCGTCGTCTCCCTCGCGCTCCTCTTCGATTTCGTCAGTTAGGTAGGCGACCATTAGATCGCCCATGCTTTCGAGAATTTCTTGGACTTTGTCTGCGTATTTCAGGTCCTTGAGGTCGCCCTCGATACCAGCCTCGGATTTGATGTATTCGCGAATACAGCGGAGCATGTTGAACGCGGTGGCCATATCCTGGACCGTGTACATGCTCTTGGTCGTATCGGGCGTCGCTAACATCTCGATGTTGTCGCCGCCGCCAACGTCCGCCGCTTCTTTTTTCGCAGCGTCAAACTGAATGCCGTACTTTTTGCCAGCGCTTTCGATGTGAGATTTGATGTCCGCGATCTCTTTGGCGGAATATCCCTCTTGGTTCTTTGGCATGTTGATATACGCCCACGCGGCCCGAACATGCTCCTCGGAATCAATCGGATATTTGCCGTGTTTTGGATCGGCGTATTTCACATCACCGTAAGGCTTAGGGGCGTCTTTCTTTTCGACGTCGCCGCCAAAAGCCCACTTAAAAATCCGCTCGCGCCACGAGCGCCGCTCGTCAGCGCTGATGATATCGCCGCCGTCGTTGTCGAGCGGCTCAAGGTCGTTAGGGTCGCCGACAGCCGCATGTTTCTCGAACGGCTCGGCCACCTTCACTACCTCGATTTTGCAATCAGGGTTTGCAGGACGGTCGACGAGGCTGATTTCAACCAGGCGAATATCGGTGATTTTGTTCGCCACTTTGGCGACGAGTTCGGCCCCGATGCTAAACCCTTTGTAAACGCCTTCCTGAACTTTATTCCACGCTTCGTCGTCGACGATTTTCGCGCCAACGTATAGCCCCTCGCCCGAGCCATCCGGCATGTTGCGCACGTCGGCTTCTTTCGCGATACCAACAGCGCTAGGGCGGTGCATCTCGCGTATATTCGCCCACTCCATATAATCGGGCAGCGCCTTTTTGATGGCGTCGCTCTTGATTATCTCGCCCTGCGAATCTTTGCGCTCGGTAGAAGCCCAGCCCCACACCATGCGCTGGTCTTTGTCGACCTTGGCGAGCGGAACGAATATGTCGAACTTAGTAACTTCCATCGCGCTTACGCGGTGAACGCCACGACCACCCAACCGTTCATCAACAGCGAGCAAAGCGTCGCGTTGCTGATGCTGGCGCAAACATACTGTCCGGAACCGTTCGGGGTAATCTGGACGTTATTGATCACGATCATGCCCGCCTCGAAATTCGCCGGAGGCGCGAGCGTGACTGAAGTGTAAACGTTTCCTGCTGCTGCCATCGTGTCCTCTTGGGTGTTTGGCACCGTATATGCACGCTAGCAAAAGACGCGCCACGCGATAATAGGCACGTCTTTTGCTCCGTATGCTTATCGGGTTGAGTTTTCTCCGTGTGCGTTAATCGCAACCGTCACGGCCGAACTGGCGATTGTGCTCTTGCTCGAAATCGCAAGCGAGCTGATCGACACGCCATCTTTGCACAAAGAGCGAAGCTGGGCGTTAGTTAGAGCGGTTGTGCCGGTAGCTGTAGCGGTAAACGTCTGCGATGCGTTGGTGCCGTCAGAAAAGTTTGACACGATCTGCACTGTCGCGGTTTCCGAGCCGAACGTGCCTCCGAACACGATGTCGAGAGACAGCGGAATCAGCTCCGTCGCCCCAGGGTCGGGTGTAACGTTCTGAGCGGTGCCGTACGTGCCGAGCGTAGCTGACGGATTGACGCCAGTGAGCGCCGCCTTCCAAATTCCGCCACCCTGCTTGACAGCAACCACCGACCACCCCTGGATCAATAGTGCGGCAACGTCACCAGGGTCTGTTATGGTATAAACTCCGTTGTTCGCGCTGTAGAGAGTGCCGCCCTTGCCGTACACGGTGCCGAGACCGAAAGAGGCGGGCGGGACCATTGTCTGTGGGGTGAAAGGCATTTATCGCTGCTCCTTGAAAGGCACAAAGTTTGCTTGCTGCAGTCAAATGTAGCAAACGTCGTGCCTATCCGATAATAGGAGCTGCGTTATTCGTCGTCGGGCGGATAATACACTAGGGAACAACGACAATTCGGGTGCGCGGGCGGTGCGTGGTCGCCTGAAGTGAAATCGTCGCCGATATCAATCGGCCCCTCGTCTGCGTTTTCAGGACATTCGTCGCATTCGGCTTCGTCGCCAGCGTCAAACCACGATTTTGATTGCACGCCGGATGCTTTTGCGCCCTCGAGCTGTCCGCGATTGTGGGCGAGACTGATCTCGGTGCGCGATATTACAAGCGCACGTTTAACGCCAAACACGTCGTCCATGATTGCCGTGCGCAATTCGTGAACGCTCGAGCCGGATTCGATAGCTTCGGCGAGCTTGCCTCGAACCATGTTGCGCGTTGTCTCGGTGATGGCAAATTCGGGGTTTGGGTTAGGTACGACAGTACCGTCCGACATTACGCGCATCCCGACAAGCTCCGCTCCGCGCCGCTGGGCATAATCCTTGCCAAACACGTCGACGACGTCGAATGCGTCGTCGCTTGCGCCAAGCGCGGCCACCACCTGCTTGCCTGCCGCTGTGGCTGCCCCGCCAAGCACAAACGCGATATCGTCAAGCAGGTCGCTCCAATCGATATCGAGCGATCCTGCTATCCGATCCGCTTCGTGTTGCGGGTTAATTGGCAATCTGAACCTCGGAGCCTGTATGGGCGTGCCAGACGTTGTTGCAATCGTAAGAATCAACCGCTAACGACGCGACGCCATCGATTTGATGTGCCGCCCCTGTCGTGTCGACCTGCCACGACGGATTGCTGCCGCCCTGGCAGGTGTTTTCGACACCGCCGTTGTACGTCGGCTGACCGTTCAGCGTCAGACACAGATAACAATAGCTCGCATCGTTTGGCGGCTGGGTTGTTACTGTGATCGTACCCGTTACCGTCGAGCCCATGATAGGCGACGTAACGGCAAACTGGGTCAATCGGGCGCTCGTCTCGTCAGATTGGACGGTCGCGATATACGCCACCGCGCCGCTATCATACCAGCCGCCTGAATACCAATCGCCCATACACCCCCAGAACATTTGGTCGGTGGTGCCATTAGGGTACGTCGGATACCCAGGCGAGGTCGCCCCTGCCATATATCCGATGTCGCCAGCCATGCAAGCCTTGAGATAAGCCAGCCGGAAATCGACGTTAAATGCTGTCGAGGACCAATCCATCGGGCTGGTGTTGAAACTGGTGCGACGCACCTGCATTAAACCGTAACTGTTCCAACAAAACCCATACGTCGACACCCAGCCGTTCCAATCGCCCGCAGCGCATTGCCCTGCGGTGAACTCGATATCGCCTAGCTGGTGGGCGTTCTGTCCTGATTCCGCGACGCCCTCAGCGCGAATGGCGTTGAGGTATGCGGTTAGACCCCATTTTGCTGTGGCCCATTGAATGATCGCATCCGTCGAGCCTCGATAATTGCCGGTAACGCCCGCGAAGTCTGCGGGAGGCGGTCCGCCAGCGAAATTCATCGGCGCTGCCAAGAACGACGCGAGCTGTGACGACGTCGGCACAGTATGGTTTGGAAGGTAATTTTCTGGGTGGCTTTCTGGCGAACCAGAAACCGGCACAACCGCGTTCGCCGCCTGGGCGTCTGTTAATACCGGACTTGATGTAGCGCCCGCCACACCGCACCACGTCGCTACCGATAGCGCGAGAAAAAGAATCACTAAACGTCGCATACCCCTTGCTCCCCTTTTTAATCGGCGTGCATTTTTGCAAGCCGTTTTACGCTCTTTGAACGGTCCAGCACCACTACCTTATGGAGTGCCCGATGCTTGGCGCACGGATAGCGCACACCAGGCATCAACCAGCACGCCTGAGACGTTCCAGCGCCAAACAGTCGCGCCGGTAGTTGACGTGGCTGGCACGGCATCGACGTACCGCAATCAGGACAAGCGTGCACGTGCCCAGGCGCTGGCATTACATGATCGGATTGCCGGACGCCATTCGGAGATGAACCCCGACAAGCTCCGCGCTATCCGCTCCGTTGCTGCCGACGGCCGAACCTTTTTTGAAAATGACTCCGTTTGTCGCAGGAGACGCTGTTATTGAAACCGCCACCCCTCCAGGACACGATGGCCCAGTTCCGATTCCGGTGCAGCACGCTGCTGCGCCATACCACGATGTGCCCGATCCGGTACAGGTGTTGGCGGCAACGCACCACGTTTGCCAAGGCGCATACACGTCATTACTGCTGGTGGCTGTGTCGACAAGTCCTGGGCTTTGTATGACAACTGGGCTCGCCGGTATGGCCGCGCTATTCCAGCCGTGCCCGTCTGTGTGTGGGGTGCCGGTGGCGTTTTCGGTTAACGATATCAATAGCGTTGACGGAACCGTTGTGTAGGTGAACGCGAGCGAGCCTTCGTCAATTTTTAGGAACGCGTTGCCAACGCCTGGGTCGTATGGATAACACCCCATTGAGCCGTTTGCCAACGTGCCGGTATTGCCAGCAGCAATCGTGACGTCGCCGCTAGGAATGAGGCGCATGTAGTTATCTAACGGGTCGAAGCTTTTGGCGACTATTTTCCAGTCGCCCACGCCATCCGACCACACACATCGGGTCATTCCCTTGGGCGCAGCAACAGCCGATCCTCCCGCCGTTCCGCCACCCATCCAAAGTCCGTGCGTCGAGCCTTCTATAGTATCGGTGCCAGGGCTCGCGTTAACTACGACCTTGAACGGAGGTAAATTGGAATCGTATCGCTTAAAGCAAATAAGGTGGTGCGAATCGGTTGAATTGGTCGGTAGGACTGCGGTAAACAGAGCGCCCGAAGTATTGTTCACGATCAACAGCGAATCCGTGTTTAGTACCGTATAACTCGATCCGCTCGTCCCGATAGTCGTGCCTGACCAATGCGCCCCGATAACGGTAGGCGCAGACGAACCCGCGACGCTCAATAGATCGCCGCTAAACGCTGGAATGTTGAACGGGTTGCCCTGCGAGCTGTCCATCAAACCGCCCGCATAAACGGGCGCAGCCAACAGCAACAGCGTCGCGATGATTGCGCGTATTATTTTCATTAACGTGGATACTCCAGGCAGTTAGCCGTCGAGCCGCTCGCCGAATAACAGTAAACCGCACCCGTAGTTGGGAACGATGCAACCGATCCGGCATGGTTGCCGGTAGCGTCAGCCGCCAGCACCTGGCCTTGCGTTGCGCCGACGTTCGCGTCGCCGCACGCTATCGGGTTCGCTCCGGTATTCTGGACGCTGACTCCGTATCGATGGTTGGCGTTCGCAGGGCAAACCTGGATCGGGGTCGTGCTTACCGTAGTCCATGCGTGCGACAACGGAGACGCGCCCGACACCGCGATAGGGGTGCCATAATCATCAGCACGCACCGATCCGGTTTTGACTACTAATAGACACAACCCGAACGCTAGCGCGATGGAGCCGGTTTTAACGCCCAGCATCGGACGATCCTTTTTTCGGCTGAAGCTTTTGTACGTGCTCATATTCTTTAATGACCTGTTCGCAGATTTTCTCGCCTTGAGCCTTAAGAAACCGTTTTAATATCTGAGCCAGTTTGCGCTCGGCTTGACGGCTGGCCTTAAGTTTTTCGGGTCCACCGAAATGAACGGCTCGCTTGACTTTTTTTTTACGTCAGGGCCGTCGAGCTTTTTGGTTTTCGTCGCCGGTTTGGGAATCGGAGTTTTCATTTCCCGATCATGGATCTCACTCGCGCGCTGGTTTTCGTCGTCGGACTGCGACATCTGCTGGTCGTGACTTTCTTGGGTCCGCTGCTCGTTGTTCGCAGCGAACTGTACCTGCTGCGAGGCCATCGCCACCGCGTCCTCAAGCTTGGTTGCGCCCGACGCCGTGATGATAACCAGCTCGTCAGCAACGCCACCCTTGGGCGGCTGTCCGATTTTCGACCGCCCCTCGTCTGGAGTCATTAGCCCTTTGGAAACATAGCCCGTTACGGTCTGCATTTCCTTGAGCTGGTCGAGCTGTTCTTCCTGGGTAAAGACAAACTCGATGTCCGTCCATCCGAAATGCTCCTGGATGATCGGGTCCATGATTTCGTCTTTGAACCACGCCATGAGCGGCAGGAGGCCTTCTGCGAGCGCCGTTTCTTGCGCCGTTTCGGCCGTCCCACGGTTCATCATTTTGACGAATGCGCTGGGCGGAATGCTGAACGCAAAACAGAGGATACGAGCGATCCATTCGTCGTAATCGTTCTTTAGGTTCGGCCCCTTGATCTCGAACGGCTTGGAATCACCAGGGAGAAACCGCACTTTGCTTTTGAGCGCGGTATTGCCCTGCAGTAAAAAATCGAACGTCGCCTGAAACTCTGCCGTTTGCGACGGGGTCCATTCTTTCGGCACCGTAACGATCAGGTCCGGAATCGTGCCTTGCGTCCAATAATCGAGCTGGTATAGCTCCCGACGGATGCCCTGCATGATCTCGAGATACACCTGCTCGACGGGCGAGTATCCGTATGGGCGGTGATCGGGACGCAGGTTCATCGGAGCGTAAATGATTTCGTCTGCCGTCAAATCGACAATCTGCAACCCTTTAATGATCTGTTGGTATGCCGGAGACGGAGGCTCGGGTCGACGGCCGAAATCATCGATCTTGGGCGTGATGGTCGCACCATCGATTACGCTGATAGCGTATGGAATGCCCGCCTGGGACGGCTGGATGTACAGCGTAGCAGCATCGCAAACAAACAAATCGTCGAACAGCAAACGACACCACGCGTGCCACCTGGTTTGGCGATCCGGCTTCTTGAAAAACTGCTTAAGGTAAACGATGCGCGGATCGACTGGGGTCGTGTCAAACTTGCCGCGAGGCTTGCCGAGAATCTGAATATCCCACGGAATACGGGTGAGCTGATCTTTGCGGGTTTGAATCAGGGTGCGCAGCAACCCGAAACTGTTTGCCATACCGCGAAGCTGCGCAAACGATATCGGCTCGAACTGTCGCGGCCCATAGTTGATGTTGTAGCCGCTGATGTAATCATACCAGCGAGGCTGGGTGACATTCGGCGGTCCGTACGGCTGAATCGGCTGCTGGGGCGAGAAGAAGTTTTTCGGATCAAGCTCTTTTATGGCATTTTGCGCCTGGGTGCGGTTTATCGGATCGTCAACTCGAGGGTTGATACCCTTAACCGTTCCGCCCTGCTGTCGCGCCATCGCCGCTGGGTTCGGATTGTTCTTGCTGGCCATTAGTTGTCGGCAAACACAATCGCAACCGGTGTTTGCGGCACAAAATCAAGCACCGAGCGTTCGATATAGCGCCGCGACGCAGCAGCGCAAAACGCACCAAAGTCGCGCGCCCCGTCCTCGTCACATTCAAACGCTGCGTGTGTTAGCGACGCGACGATCTCGCACACGACCGTACATCGGGCGCAAAACAGCGAACCGCGCATGTCGCGCAACCCGCCTGTGGCTTCACCGGTATCGTGACAGGGTTCGCAAACGCGCAAAATAACAGGGCTTGCCATGATGAAATCATAACAAGCCCTGCGACGGCCGATAATATGCGGTTTGGACGCTTAGCCTACTAGCTCGAGGAAATCCCCTTCGTCGAATGCCTTGACAAACGTTTTCAAAACACCAGGAAGCTCGATACGCCTGCACCCCCTTGCTTTGACGAACGTTTTCAAACCACCAGGAAGATCGACATCCCTAAACCACGGTCGCCCAATGAGCGGTGATGTATTCCACGCTCGTACTAAAGCGTCTGCTTGTTCTGCGGTAATCTCGTTAGAGTCGAAGACGACCGCGAATTGAGTAACGTGCGCGTTGCCGAGCGCTCGCGATATCGGACACCCGCAAGACTGTTGCGGCTGCCCAAGCGGAATAGCCTCGAGCGGCTCTTTACCGAGCGCGCGTCGCGCGATGTTGATCGCCTCGAGCGCCCGCGCCTTGTATGCCTCACGCTGCGTTTCGCGCATCTTCATCATTTCCGTGTCCCTCCTGGTTGAAAATTTTACCATAGATACCGGTGGTGGCAAGCTGGCGACGGTACTTGCGCACAATCCGCTTGCCGAGCGCCGCTTGTTTGGCTGTCAATCGCGCCGACTCGGCTAGGCTGTGGCCAATCTGGGCGTCGATCTTGTTAAAGCCTATACCGTCAAACGTACTCGCCCAGTTACATACGCCAGCAAGCATCTTAAGCGCCGTGTGGATGGCCGCAATCTGATCGTTAGGAAGAGCCACGGCCTCGCGAACGATATCCTCGCGCTTGGCTTTTTTGGTTGACGCCTCGTAGTTCGAGGTCGGAGCGGGCGCTTGCGCCTCTTCTGGCGAATCCTCGACCGCCAAATCAAGCGCCTTGTCTGCGATCTCTTGTTTGGCGATGCAAACCTTGATCATTTTGACAGCCACCGATCCGTTCAAAACCAAATGCTGGATTAGGCAAGATTCGCGCTGTCCGATGCGATGCACGCGATCCTCAGCCTGGGTAATGTTCCCAGGAACCCAGTCTTCCTCGACGAACACTACGTGGCTCGATGCCGTCAGGGTGATGCCGACGCCCGCCGCCGTGATCGAGCCAACGAATACTTGACAGCTTGGATCGGTTTGGAATCGCTGCACCGCCGCATCGCGATCCGCCAGCTTGGTTTCGCCGTTGACCCGCACCGCCGCATCGCCGAACGCATCCGCGATGCCGTTCAGGACGTCGTGGTGCCAGCCCATAACCACGATTTTGTGGGTCGGATCGTCCTCAGTTGCATCCTTGAGGAACTCGATAGCCTTCGGCAGCAGCGCTACCGCCTCTTCGTGCCGAACGCGAGCCAGCTCGCTAAACGCGATACCCTTTGCAGCCTTAAGCCGCGCCACCGCCTCGTGGTAAACGTTCTCGTCGTCGCCCGCCTTGGCTAGCTCGACGGCCGCTTCGAGGTCGTCAATTTCTGATGCCAGCCTGTCCATGCGTTCGCGCCCTGATGTTACGACGCCCGTTGCGCCGTTCGCGTCGAGCTCGACTACTTGACGGCGCTTTGCAGGCAATTCGGTTAACACCTCGGCCTTCAGCCGCCGTATCAGGATCGTGGTCCGGAGGATATCCTGTAGCTCGCCCAGATTGCTCGCGCCGGTAGGTGCACCGGTTCCTGGAGCCCAATTACAAAACCTCTTCGCGAAATCATAGAACCTGGGGCGAACCTCGCCCTGTTTGTTAACGTATGTCCAGGTTTTCGGATCGAGCCTGAGCAGAAACGGCCACAGCTCGACGGGGCGATTGACGATTGGCGTGCCCGTCATATAAACGCGCCGCTTTGCCGCGATCTTGTCGATAGCCTCGGAGCGCTTAGCCTTTGGGTTTTTCAGCCGATGGCATTCATCCACCACAAGCAAATCAAACTCCCGCATCAGGCTAGCGTGCCGCAGCTTAGCAGTTGGCTTATGCTGTTTTTTGCTTACCGTCTTGTTGTACGCGATGGCGTCTTTGTCGGCTTCCCATACCGACTCGTAATTGATGATTACGATATCGGTCGCTGGGCATTCCTGGCTCGCCCCGATGCCGATGCTGAACGGGCGCACCAGCCATTTTTTCATCTCGCGCGCCCAGTTGCCCTTGAGCGTCGCTGGGCAAATCACGCAAACCGTCTGGATTGACGGATCGTAATTGATTAACCCGATGGCCTGGATCGTCTTACCGAGGCCCATTTCATCGCCGAGCAGCGTGTTTGGGCGCTTGCTCATGAACGAGATACCGGCCTTCTGGTACGGCAAATAATCGCATCCGGCTGGCGCAGGAATTTGGATCGCTGCATCCGTAGCCTTGCTAGCCTCGAGCGCCGCGCGCCGCGCCTCGAGCGCTGTTTCGTTCAACGAGGATAGCTCGGCCTTGAGCGTCGCGTCGACGGCAAACGAGGCTAGCTTTGCCGCCTTGGTTTTGTCGTCGGTCCACCATTCGCGCCTGTCGGGGTTCCACCGAAACTTTGCCGTCTTGGCAACTTCCTTCTCGTCGAAGGTGCAGCGGAAAACGTACCGGCTCGGGTTGTCGAGGTGTATTAGCTCCATACCGTCACCATAACCTAACGCTAGGTTTCGTGCAAGCGACTACCAAGAAATATCTTCGTCGTCTGGCGGTAATTCGCCAATCGTCACCGGCTTGTTTGGTATCGGCTGCTCAAACACCCAAGAGCCCCAGCGTCTATTGAGCTCGTCTTCGATCTGCTTGAACCATTCGCGATAGTGTGCCCGCAAAATTGGATCGTCTGCGTTCATGGTTGTCGATTGTATCAAGCGGGGTGCGTGAAAGTCAAAAAAATGGGGTGCCGGATCGCTCCGACACCCCGCGCCCGTTGTAAGGCGGATTAGTGCGTTATGGCTCCGTTGCCGTTCAGCGGTTTGCTCGCCTCCTGTTCCATGATTTCGGCCGTCGCCTGAGAAGCCGGAATCACGTGGATGCCGACGCGGTCATCTTTACTCACACGCAGCACCTGCCGTCCCTTAACCTTGCCCGATGCGTCTGTCGTCTGGATGACGACGGCCTCGAGGCGAGCAGGCGTCCCTGGGTTATGCTCGGCGATTGCGCGCTCTAGCAGCTCGACATAAAGGTTCGCGTCGTCTTTGACGTCGGGATACACCTTCATCAGAACCGCAACCAGTTCGCTCTTCGCGTCAGCGCGCACCGCATCGGACGAGATTTCTTTGTATGCCGCCAACATATACGGGATATCAATCGAGCCCGCACGTCCTGTCTTAAGGTTCAGACAAAACGCCCGATTCTTGGCAATGCGCTCGATCCGCACGATTCGGTGCGGATAATTTTTGTTGCGCATTTGATACACCTTGCCGACCATATCGGAATACGCCGATTTGCTCGCAGGTCGTGTTGCCGGTCCGGCCGTCCGCTTTGTCTGGCGTGTAGTTTTCTCGGTTTTGCCTTTCATTGCCCGTGCCTCCGTGCGCCCGAATTTTTTTGTTTTGTGGCGCACGGAGGAGCATTGCATTACCGATGCCAATCGTCAATATGGATAATTTTGGCGTATCTTGGATGAGATTACATCAATTAGCGCCGCGTTGCGCTACTTATTCGTCCGCCCAACCCTGCCCAGGGCGGTAAACCTTGCGCGGTTCTTTGCTCTGCTGCTCGATAACTTTTGCACTTTCGTCAGTTGTGTTAGCAGCAGGTACAAACAGCTCGACGTGTCCGTCTGGGTGGATAAAGCGCGTCGTGCTGTCAACGCGCACCCCAGGCGTTTTCATCTTCTCGAAAAACGCGCGACCGGTCGCGGGCGCGATGTTGTTGATTGTCCGGATCGTAATCGTTCCGTCAGGCGCTTCGCTGTATGCGGTCATCGAAAACATCTTGAACCGTCGGTTCAGCATTTGCCCCGCGAGTTCAATCGCGCCATCGTTTTTAAGCTGCTTGCTGCCCACTTGCCACCTCGTATATTTTCGTGAGCCCGTTTAGGCGCGTCGTTAAACGACCATCGCGCTCAAGTTTCCGACATACCACTTTGACGTGTTGCGGATTTCGGTTGATGGCTTGCGCCACCCATCGGCTCGACGCGCCGCCTCGCCTAGATAGGAACTCGACGGCCATCCGTTCGACGGTTTGCAAATGTGGGGCGGATTCAAGCCGTCCAATCAAGCCATCAACCCTGCGTATCTCCTCGACGAGCGCGCGCCGATATGCGTAAACCTCGGCGTGCTCTAGGCGTTTGCGCGCCATCCACGCCCGTTTGTACTCGCGCTGGCATGGTGTGCAATGATAGCGGGCGAGTCCGTGTACGCACGGTTTGACGCGACCCATTAGATACGCCACCACCACACGTCAGGCTTGGGTCCGTTGTAAGTACAGTCTGGACACACCACACCGACAATAGCGCTACGCGCCCTTAGCGTCATGTGGTGCGTGTCAAGAATACCGTAGCTCGGCTCATGTTGACGAATCAGCGTCCACTCGAACGTTTCGCCGCCACCGCCATTCCACGGAGTTCTACGGGTGCATCGCGAGCAGTTTTGTATGGCGCTAACGGTACGCTCCTCTAAGGTAAAAAATCTTTGCGTCGCGCGACGCACGGATGCCGCGATATCGCCGCGAATGCCTTCGTCGAAGGCTTGATCTAGCGTATAACCCGCCATTGGATCAGCCAACGTTCGCACATACCCCAAAGCGCTCTTTGTGTGAGCGCTTTCGCGTATGAGCAACGCGCGCCGATGCCGCAACCACCGCCCGCCGCCGCTGCGCCTTGTACCCCTTACGGGTCGACTTCGATCCGTGGTTGGTCGTCCAGTTAGACCGGTGCGGGTTGATGCGTCGGTGCCCCTGGACGGTAAACGGATTATTCCGCTCTGATAAAAACGCCCGCGCGATTATGCTTTCGATTGCCGGATCGATGTTGGTAAACGTCACTTGTCGCTCCCGTTAAACTGTTGCTCGAGTAGTCTCTCCTTGTACCATTCCGGCAGCCCGCGCGTCAAAAGTCGCTGGATTTGAGGCCAAGCCCACGCGAACAGCTTGTCGCGGATTTCAGCCTCGCATTCCGCGCGCACGTCAACCGGCACAGATTTCATCAGTGCTCCGATATCGCGAGGCGAGTTGTCGAGCGTGCCGTCCTCGGCGAGGCGCTGAACGGCTTTCGCCCAGCGTGCGGGCGTGCGAAGCTGTTCGCCCAGCATCGTGACGATATCCTGCGCGCCAGGATTGCGGGTTTTCCACTCTCCGGCGTGCGTCTCCTTGAATAACTCTGAGACAAACTTTCCCATAAGCACGTGACCGTCGATGCCGAAGCGCCGATAGTTCTTCAGCACGACGCCTTCGATTTTCTGTCCGCCGAGTACTGATTCGCGCTCGAGGTATTCGCGCACGTCGGCAACGCCGAGACGATCCACCTTGTAGCACGGCACGCATTCGATTCCGATGCGCCCCGCTTCGTCAAGTTTGGCCTCGGGCGATAAATAAGACTCGATGCCATCGTTGATGTCGAACAGCATCAAATAATTGAGCGGCACGCGCTTGTAACACAGCGTGTTGTGTTTGGGTTTGGCCAGATACTCGGCGCGATAAACCCACCCAGGCGTCAGACGTTCGGCGATGGCGCGAACCGTATCGCACGCTTCGGCAAACATCTTCGGCGGTGCGTCAATCGGAAACGTAGCGTTGTGCGAACGCACCAGCAGCGGCCCGAGCGGATGGTCGGGAAATAACCCGAACGAAAACTGGGAGCCGTCGATTTTTTCTTCGACGACGACCGGATCGTCAAGCAAATGCTCGAGCGCCCGATGCCCGAGCGCGTATATCTTGCCGTAGCTATTCAGCGAGTCCATCACCCACCCTCGTTCTTTGATTCCTCGAATGCGCGCTGGAACGCCCGCAGATCTGCTGCATACGCCCCGTAGCGCCTAATAATAGACTCGAACTCCTCGACGTCGTGTCGAACGAGGCGCAGTCTAACCAAGTCGGAATCTGGGTCGCGTTTTGGCTCTCCGGTTTCCTCGTTTACCACTACGCCAACATGCGCCAGCTCGTGATCGAGCACCGCAACCTGGAACGTTTTGTCGCCGCGCTTTTCCAGCTCGCCCCACAAATCCTTGGCCAGCGTAATGACGAAATCGAATCCGTGGAGGGTGCGATCCTGGTCGCCAACTTTGCGGCACGTACCGCATTTTCCAGGCATCTCGTCCTTAAACATATAGGCGATCCGCAGAGCGTTGTCGCGGATTACCGGATAGTGATCGTCGATCAGCCCTTGCGCCATATCGGCCAGCATTTGTGATTGCTCAAATAGTGCCATGTCGTGATTATCCGGTTGTTACGACAAATTGTCAAAAATTGGCCTGGTGTGAATTGCCGCGATTACAGCTTCGCGCCTCGTACGTCCGCGCGCCAGCTCTTTGTATTTGTGAGGCTCGAGGCTAGAACCGTCAAACACGATCCATTCGCGCCCATGCCGCTCGGCAAACCAACGACGTATTCGCAGCTCTGCTATGATGCCGCTTGGTGACGTGTCTATCAAAACGAACCCCGATGTTTGTTGCTTTTGCTGCGGTTACAGCGCCCGCACAGTAACTGCAGGTTATCGGCCGTCGTCTCGCCGCCCTTGCTATGGGGTACGATGTGGTCGAGCTGAAGATCGTCGGTTCGCCCGCACCGTTTGCATCGGCACATATCGCGAGCGAACACCTCGACGCGAACGCTGTCCGGTATCGAACGCGACGCACGCTTGTCGACACCAGGATCGCGTTCGTCAGCGACCTCCTCGATAAAACCCTCGGCCTGCAGCGTCGCGTTGATTTTATCGACGCGCAGTGGGTTGCCGGTTCGGCTGCCTTGTAGCATCAGCTCGACGAGCGCCCACTTTTCTTCATCCGGCAAACCCGCAAACCGACCGTCGCGCAACAAGCTATCCGGCAGCAGGATCGATCCGCGCCGCTTGCTATCGACAAACTGAGATAGATTCTTAATCTTGATCCGCATACACCCACACTTGCGCTGCGCGCCCGCTAATGCTTGGACGCGTGCACCGGTCCTTCTTCTGAATTAGCCCCTCGCTAAACAGCTCGGTAATACGCGGACGCACGGCCAGCACAGACGCCCCGAGACGCGCCGCGACCTCGTCTGCCGTCAATCCGTCAGGCGAAGAACATATCGCCGCCAGCGCATCGCTGCGTAACGTATGCGCCCGCGATATGATGGCGACGGCAGCCTCTTTGGTGCCCTGTTCTGCGGATACCACCTGTGGCGTGTCGACCAGATTGTCGAAATCGAGTCCGTGTTTAATATCTTTCGCGAGCCGCGCCAGTTCGGTCTCGCGTTCGGCAATGCGCGCCTCGATGAGCGCGATGTCGTTATGGTCTTTGCGGTTTTCGCGCTTTAGTGCTTCGAAGCGCTGCACCTGATCGGCTAACGAGTGGGTCGACATTTGTAACTACCTCCTGTCCAACAGGATTAACCTAACGGTCGGTTAAATGTCAATTATTGCTTTGTGCGTATAGGGCGTGAGCAGTGCCGTGGTGCGTATCCCATATCACACAAGACGATCCGAAGTCGACGTGCCTATCGAGATCGGCAAAGTAGCTCGGTCCAAACATCGGGATCATGATCTGCGCAGCACGCGAGAATCGTGCCGCGCGAGCGATCTCGTTGCCGAATGTGCCTAACTCGATTTCACTTGATGGTTTGTCCATATAGCGCCACGATTATCATCGTCCGGATCGTCTTGTCAAAATCACGCGGAGTCGATTGCAACCATAGCGCCCCTGGGTCTTTGGCGTCGGCGTTGAACCGCATCGGGTGAACGCGCCCCGCGATGCACGAATTGCGCAGCGCGTTGATTAACGTCTCGCCGCCTCGGTCCGGCTCGGTGGCCACCACAATCGTAGAGTATTTTGCAAGCTCTTTGGCGTCGCGTTCCTCTACCCAGCTTGACGCACCAGGAACGCCGATAGCATGGAACCCGCGCCGCCATAGCACGTGACAATCCGACTCGCCTTCGACGAGGATTATGGGTTTGGTCGGCTTGACGGACCACAACCGCCACAAGCCGTAAAGAATCGTATCGTCGCCCATTTGGTGGCGAAAGCGGTCGCCGGTCAGTCCAATGCGGTATCGCTTGCAGACTGGTTCGCCAAAATCTCGATAGTACGGAATCTCGACGGCCGGTATCGGCTGCTCTACGCCCTTACCCTGCCATGTTGTATCACGCAAACCCCATTCCTTGAGCGCGGCGCGATCCAGGCGTTTAGACTCGGCATATTGCGCAAGCGTACAGCCCGACGGCGGGAGCTTGGGCTTGGCTGTCTGTTGTCGGGCTCTACCAGCGGCAACCGCCCGCGCGACACGCGCCGCCTTGTCTATTTTGCGCTGTTCGCGCCGCGACGCAATCTCGTCAGGGCTGTCTTGCCATCGCGCGCCCATAACGTCGCGCCAAGTTAGCCCGCTGGCTTGAACGATATCGGCAACCGCACCCTTGCCGCACGCAAAACAGTGCAGCGCAATAAAGCCGTCCGGCTCCTGCAGGACGTGGAGCGAGCCGTTCGGATCGTTATGGTTCGGACAGATTGCTAGATAGCCGGTTGCTGATTCCGGTCCGACAGGAGGCCAGATTTCTTTTGCGTTGATCAATTACCACCTTAAAACCGCATTTGCGGCACTCGAGAGTGAGGGATTCGGCGTGCTGTCCTGTGTGTCCCCTAACGCCTTGTGGGCAATATGGCAAATGGTAGCGTTTGAAAGCTTCGATGCAGTCCGTGCGACTCATATACTCAACACGTCACGCTTCTGCGCAATTTATCGAGCATGTTTAAAATTTCAGTTTGACATTTACGCGGTATAGCGCCCCACGCCCGTCGCGCAGGAATCCAAAAACAATCTCCCGACTTGACGAATCGCAACGCCCGCGCCGCATAGTATGGGTCGAGATATGTACCGTCGGGCAAGATAGCAGCTTCCCATGAGCCGTATCTACCGTCGGTGTAAACAACATCAATCGGTGGCAGCGGCTTATCTGTAAAGTTCGCAGCCTGGGAAACGATAGCGTCACGCTTAGCCATTGGAGAAGCAGCGACAACAAAAATAGGTGTTAACAAGCCGATTTCAGCCATGCCAGCGGCAACCCCAGCGGCAACCTGGCCCGACCCGCTAGCAACCACGATGCGCGTCGCGCTTGACGGCAAATTAACGCATTGCTCGATTATGTCTCGAATAGCTACGTCGCCGCTCCATTTCACGACGGACGGCAATACGCCGATCACTTCTCTAGCCTTGGCGCGACAGTTCGTCAGATAGCCAGGGCGTACCTCGATAATTTGCACCCCTAATTGCCCAGCATAGCTTGTGGACGGCGAGCGCTCTTTGCGCGCAGGCACGACAATAATGCCTCTGCGTTGAAAACGGACCGCAGCCTCTGCGAGGTAAACCTGCATCGCGCTATCAGCCGAACAGCCAACAACAAGAGCCGCCTTGTCGCCCGCCGCACGCACCATTTTGGTATATTGCCTAACTTTGCTGCCGCTTGATTTCCAATACGACGATTGACAAGCCATGTCGTCGCGCTTAGCCCACCAGCCATCAAACTCGTAGATCGGAGTAATCTGCACGTTTAACACCACCATCCCGTCATCAAAACGCCCCAACGTCAGAGATGCGATCTGTTTGTGGCGTAACCAAACGCGGAGCCACCTGAACTATGCGCTCATTGTCGCCGAGTCTCAAATCAGGATAAATATCCAGTGGTCCTAGATATTCGAGGGTTGGATACGAACCAGCCCACGGGTAGGTGGCGTGCATCTCGGATATAATCGTCTGCCACGTCGTCAGATCGACCTCTAGTTTGGCGATCCCCTTGTTTATCCGGCACGCCTCGACTAACGCGCCCAAAGTCGGCTGACCCTTAAATTCCGCTTCCATCATTCCCTCTTGGTGACAGTTTTTTCCACCCGTTCAACAAAGTCAATTATTACGACATAGCGCTCGTCGTTCTTGTCAAGCCGCCCGCTGACGAATATCGGCTCGCCGCACAGGATATCAGCCTCGTGCTTTTTCAGCACCTCCTGCCATGCGGTGCAGTCGCACGCGCCGGTTCGATCCTCGAGCGAGAACGTAACGTATTGCTTGCCTGATTTGCCGGTCTTGATCTCGACGCTGTTCGCGATGCCGCATAGTCGTACTTTTGCCTTGTCGTCGAGTTCCGATAGCTGATCGACGGTATGGGATATCATCGCCGCGACGGCCGATTCTTCGAAGTAGTCGAGTGGGTGCGCCGTGATGTAAAAGCCGAGCGCCTCTTTCTCGTTTGCCAGGATTTCCTTGACCGTCCACGCTGTCGCCGGTTCGGCCTTGGGTTTGGCTGCGTCTAGAACCGCCCCGCCGAATAGATCGCCCTGGCCTTTGGCTTTGTCTTTCGATGCAGCCTTAGCCTCGCCGATCTTGTCTTCGACGAGGCTCGATAGGTGCGCCCGCAGCGCACCGATTTCAGCAAGGGTGGGCAATGTGACGCGCCAGAGCCAAGCATTCAGCACACAGGTGCATTGATTCAGGGTATTTGAACGCAACAAAACTCTCGATAGTGTCTAGCGACATTACGCCCGTTTCCCCACACAGCGTGCGCCAGCCGCCGCCTAGTTTATTATCCCATGCGTGCAAATCGGTAGTTGTATCAGCCATTTATTTTTTCCGTTGACGAAATAACCGGTTGTAGTCCTTGCGCGATAGATAAACGCCGTTGACATAAGCGCCAATCGCATCACGAGGCAGCTTAGGCAAGCGGAAAATCGGACACAATTTAGCTGGTTTTGGCATACGCCTTTACGCGATACGCAGCGCCGTATCCGTTGCGAAACTTGCTAGCCTGGCGAACCGTCGGATGTACGTTCGCGTCAGCGCAGCACGCATTGAACGCCTCGTCGGTGTTGGCGAAGTTGCGATTAGTGAAAGCCGGACGTTTGTCGATACGGCTTGCCTGCACGCGCACCCACTTGCCGTTCACTTTCTTGCTCATGTTAACCCTCGCTGCTGAACTAACCCGCACTTAACACAGCGTCGCGTGTTTTGCCAGTCGCGTACCCACCACATTGTCCAACGGTGCTGCCACCACCAGCAATGCTTGATCGGCTTGGTAACTTCCGGCATTTTACGCGACCCCTAGTTCGCGTGCGCACTTGATGTGATAAATTATCTCGCCCATTTCGATCCGTGAGCCTGTAATCGGTTGCTGGCAATGTTTGCACAACTTGGCTCCGATTGTCAATTTTTGCATTGTGCGTGTGTATGTGTTCTCGCTATGTGGGGTAACGGGCGGACGTTCAGCCGGTGCTTCGATGTCGGGCGAAAGCAAGCCTTCGGATTTAGCAACGCGCCGCGCTTCGTCGCGATAGAATTTCAGGATTGACGGCTCGGTGTTTCCAAGCGCTAAAATGAGCGCCTCTGCGCGATCCGGAGACTTGACTCCGCGCTTCTTGGCTTCCTCTTTGCGCTCGATGGCAATGCGCCCACGGTCGTCCTCTTTGTACCGGATTGACGCTAGCTGTTGGATCGTCTCCTCGTCGTTCAACCCCGCAATCAATCCGTCGCGAAACAATCCGCGCACGTGCCAGAACAGCTCGGCTTTGTAAAGATTGAACTCGGTGTCGTGTAGCGCCTTGTCGCCAAAGTTAACCGGCTGAACTGGAAACCCGTCCTCGGCAATGGTCGGCCAGAAATAGGTTCCGATGCCGGATCGGTCGATAGCGACCGTTTCGAGCATATCTTTGTTCTTGCGCAACTCTGCAAGACAGGGCTGGCGCGAATCTCCGTGCCATGCACGAAAGCCGAGTATGTTGCCGCCTTGCGTCAGATACATCACGGTCTCGTCGTCGCCAGGACCGGCAACGTCAACGCCTGCGCGCATTCGTTCGGAATTAGGCACCAGGAGCCGTTTCTGGGCGTCACGCAGCCATGCCATCGGAAAGACGCTATCCTCTGCCTGGTCTGGAAACACGCCCCGCACACGCGATTGCCAATGAGGGCTGTTTTCGCCCCATGCGTGGTATTTCTGATACACCCACCAACGCGTCACCAAACCCAAGACAGGCTCGTGCCGGAATATCGGGTTTGACTGGTCGAGGTCTTTCGGTAGCGCCCGCAAATCGTCCACCGTAAAGCCCTCGAGGTTCGGAGTCTCGAAGGCGTCGATGGTGATGCGTTTGTATTGATTAGCAGCCTTGCCGTGAAACGCGTCGTAATAGTATCCGCCCAGGATTGTTGGGTTGCCGAGCATCAGCAAGTGCGCCTTGCCGCCCGCCAGGTTGCCCTCGATAGCCTCCCACGGAATATCCGGAGACGACGCCTCGTCGACGATTATCAGGATGTGCCCTGCGTGATGACCCTGCATCCGTACCGCGTTCTTGGGCGCGATACCGATAACAATCGGCCGTCCCTCTTCGTCGCGTGCTTCGGCTTGCGCGTTCAGGTCCGGCAGCTTGATCCTGGATGATTGCAACGCCGCTCGATACTCGACGCTGGCGATATTCTTAACCTGCTGCCATCCGGCAGCCGTTATCAGCACCTTGCCGTCGCTTGGATAGCGGCAATTCCACCAGGCGATAATGCGCCCGATCAAGAACGATTTGCCGGATGCGTTACACGCCTCAACGGCTACTCGGTCGTAGTCACGGATCGCTAACGCGATCTCCTCTTGTTTGCGCCACAGCTCGGTGCGCAGAACTACCGGAATGAATACGGTCGGATCGTCAACGAGGTCCGCCCAGCCTTGGGCGTCGTCGGGGTCGATTACAAGCTGTGCGCTCACGCCTTGATGTGCTGTCCGTGTCCGGTGCCGTCACGCTTCCATTTGCGGGCGCGATTGATCTTCATTTTGGCGTCGATTTCGCGCCGCAGGTCGACACCAAGATAGCACGCCATACGCTCGAGGGTGATAACCACATCGGCAATTTCTTTGGCGACCTCGGCTATCGGCTTGTCGAACGTTACAGCGTCCTCGAGTTCGTCGAACTCTTGACGTGCTCGCGTCAGCGCCGCCTGCAGGCTTGTGCATTCGCCAAACGTCTCGTCCGCCCACATACCGATGCTGTACTGCGTCTCGTGCATCTCGCCATCCTCGACAATAGCATACGCACCCGAAGGCGATGCGATAACGGCAGGGACGCTCAGCCGAGAATAAGTTTGCAAGACAACAACACCAATCCGACGCACAGCGCAGCCACTGCCATACCGCAAATAAACGGATACGTCACGACGACCACCCATAATAAACACGCTTGCGCGGTGCGTTCTCGGGGTCGCGTCGAGCCTCGCGACGCATCATGCGAGCGGTGCCGCGCTTGAGATATCGCTTGTAATTAGCGCGCTCGCCCTTGCAAATTTTTTCGTTCAGCCGCACACAGCCCTCGTCACGCACGATCGCGTGGGTACTTGATCTCGAATCGAGCCGATTCGCATTTAGCTGCTGCGTACAGCAGCCCAAAGAAACCAAACACGCCCAAAGTGACGACCACCGTCACGGTAGCAAGAATTGTGGTTCCGATAATGTGTAACATGATTGCCTCCAACTATAATCGACGCCTTGCGCCCTGTCAAAAGGTGGCCCCTTACTGCGCCACCCCAATCACTTCGATCATGCTTAACGCGCGCTCCATTTCGCGCACCATATCCACCGCCATGCGAACGCCGCGCCCTTTGGCCTCGTCGAGGGTGGCTGCGCGGTTCAATAGCGTGCGCCCCATGAACGCCACCTTGTAGCCGGTTTCACCAGGATCGACGGAGGTCGTCAGCGTCAATACTGCATATTTTGAACGCCCGATTTGCGCGCTGTAGTTGCCGTGATTTTCTACCCAGGTCAGCTTGTCTCCGTGTTGCGCCATCGTTCCGTCCTCCGTCCTTGATGATTCGAAGAATAACCTAACGATAGGTTTACGTCAAGCGTTTTCTTTGTCGATTCTGATTATCCGTGTCCACTTTTCGAGAAAACTCTCGCGTTTAACGATCTTTTCTTGGATGGCGCGTTTCCGGCTGCGCTGGACCTTGATCGCGGGCGCAGCCGGTTTGCGGAATTTCGGATAATCCTTCACGTCAAAGATTCTAGTGTGTCGATTGCATTCTCAATGGTTTCGAGCTGCTCTTGTAGCGCCTCCCCTTTTGCGCCGTCTTGCTGCTTTGCGCTGAGGTCGTCGTACTCGTCTTGTACGAGGTCGCGCAACGCTGACACCGCATCGATAACTGTCCGCAGTACCTTTTTGCTATCGGCGTTCACTGCCATCCTCCTCTAATAGTAGCGTTTTCAACCCTTCTACGACGGACGCCAACCGGAACTCGCCCTGCAGCATACGTCGCGCTCGCCTATCCTGGCGCTCGATATACATGGTGGCCTCGAGCGTAAACTGAGCCAGGTATTTTGCCGCCTGCACGAATCGCCCAAGCTGTTGTGTGCTTGGTGTCTTTTCGCGCCCAAGCATCTCGACGCGCTGCGCCGCCCTGCGTGCCGCCCGAACCTGCGATCTTGTCATACTGTCTCGCCCTCCTGCTCGACGCTTGTGGTATAATCGCTTGCTCGGCTTGCCGCAAACGCTAAGCGATTATATCGGCGGGCGTCAGCCGTCAGCGGATACTCGCAGTTATAGCAACAGCCCGCCCAGGATTCGTTCTGCGCCCCGTATTGATGCGCAGGGCAATGGCTGATCGTCTGCCATTTTTTGGGGCGTTCTTTGCATCCGCAGGCGTAATCGATTCCGCCCTCGACAGCGATTGCCTCGACGAGACGCATTGCGCGACAAGCCAGCGTGACGTTATGCGTCGCGCTCGGCTCGCGCTCGAGCGCCAGCGGATACGGGGTGTGGCAGTTCGGACACTGCTCGACCTTAAGCCACGCCCTGTTCTTGCGCTCGCGCCGTGCTTTCGTCTTGGCGATGGCGATCAATCCGCACCGCCCACATAAACGAGGGGCCACTTTGTCAAACTGGTTGTATGCGTCGACCAAGTAGCGCTCGTTGGGGCCGACGGCCTTGCGGCATTCCGTACACAGGAACGTTGTATAGGCTGCCGATCCATTGTTACACCAGCGCGGCTCGTAGATTTGTTGCATGGTTTGAACGATACGCCTCCTTGTGTCGTGTAGTCAAAAACCGGCTCAAACCGGCTTTAGTTCCGTGGGTTTCCAGTTCGCGATCCGCTCGCGCTGCCATACGATATACGCTGCAAACCGATTTGCCTGCGCCCGAACGTGCTCAATATACTGTTTTTTGTTTGATTCGCGGGTTGCAGTGCTGCGCGATATCCTGCCAAGCTTGGAGCGGTACACCAGATAAGCGCCGCCGTGCTCCTGGTTCATCCGGACCTCTTCGTCGGTCGCCAATCGCCAAAAATACCCACCGAGCGGATCGTTGCGGAACCGCGCTGATTGATAATCATGTATCCAGATGTGCGTCGGATCGTCGTTTGCCGCTTCGGCGTTCGCCAACGCCTCTAGGCGGTCGCGTTCGGCCGTCGCACGCTCGATTGCGCCCTCAATCAGGCTGATATCTTTTTCGAAGGGTAGCTTGCCCGCGCCCCAGCACACACCCTGAAACATATTCCATTGCACCGTGTAGCCGTGCTGCGAGAGCACGCCATTTGGCAGTTTCTGTTCGTTGCCGCAAACCTGGCAGTGGCCTTTGTGTGTCGCCTTCTTCATGCTCCCACCATAAACCTAGCGATAGGTTTAGTCAAGCGCAAAAAGCTCATCAGTTAGGCTAGATATCCTCTACTATTGTGGTTGCTTGGTAATACGGCGCTCGGGCTTTTCCTTCTGCGATTGCTCGGTCGCGAGCCTGTTCGAGTGTAGACTTCAGATCGACGACCATCTCGCGCGGGTAGACGTTTGCATCTGAATGACTGACTGCGAAAAGTCCGTCAACGTCGCGATAAATCCGAATCTGACAGGTTTTGCTTTTGGTCATTATGCTTTCCTCTTCCTGCTCCCACCATAAACCTAGCGATAGGTTTAGTCAAGCGCAAAAAAGCCGGATCGAAAAAAATTCTCGATCCGGCTGATGCGCGTTACGGATGTGCTGCGTGTAGCATCGCAAGCGCCGTCTGGTTGGTCGACGACAAGATGTCCGGCTCATACACCTCGGCCCATTGCAGTTCGGGTTCCTGTGCCGCCAGATTTGCCGCCTGTGGGAACGCCGAACCGAGGGTGCCTACCTCTTGCCATACCGTTACGGGGCGATTGTTGTCGTCCCACGTCAAACCCCACTTTTGGTTCCAGCCGTTGTTCTGAATGTTGCAATGAATTACGAGACTCTCGCAATCGGCCGTGAGGTCGTCCTCGGTTGCGCCCCAGGTTTCGTTGACGACGGGCGAATCGTTAGGAAATCCGAACGGAACGATCATGAGGTCGGTCGCGATATTCGGAAAGTCGTACTGGTAGCGTCGCGCCAGCGTATCGAACGCGCCGCGCACGAGCGGCTCTGTGTAGCCATCAGCAACCCAGTCTGCCGTGTCGTCCATCGAGAAACATTCTCCGTTGTTGATTGACGTTCCGGCGACAGATCGAGGCAACAGCGTTTCATCGGTCGATGCGCCGATGCCGTCGAGCTTGACAGCATACAGGCTCGGATCGCTACCGAATTGCGCCGCCATCGCGTCGATAAAATCGCGATACTTGCGCAGATACACGTGGTCCCACGGTACGGGCGCTTTGGCCGTCGAACAGATCGGCATACCCCACGTTTGGTTCCACACCCACGTAAACGATTGTGCTCCATCCTGGTAAACCCATTGCGGAGCAGACCATGCCGCGCTCGAGTCCAGTTCGTATAGCTTGCCAGCCGCCTTCAGCTTGGCGATCTCGGCCTGCACGCCCGACCAATCGTATTGCCCCTCGAGGGTCTCTACGGTGCCCATACGCACCTTAATCAATCCGCCGTCGACGTTCGGGTTGGCGAGCGCCGTGGCTGATAATCCGTTCGGACTGGTTGGATAGTCCCAGATCATAATCGCGTGCGCGGGCGCTGCAGCTAACAAACAGGCGAGCAAAGCTACCGTTAGTATCTTCATATACAATCACCCCTCGTGGTTGCTTCGAGGGGTGATTGTATCAATCGCGATGCCCGTTGATTAGGCTGGCGCTTGCGGGTGTCTCGCGCTGTGCGCGCTCGGTGTTATCGCCACAGGAGTCAGTAATACGTTTGTATATGACAAACTCGCTTGGGTCTAGTGGGTTATGGTAGTATCCGCGCTCTGTTTCGCGCTCGATGTAGTATACCCTCGGACGAAACTCGTTGCGCGTGTCGATGTGGATGATTTTCGCGCCATCCGGCAGATCGATGCCAATCGCGAGTTGGTCAGGATCAAGCACCCTGCTTTTAAGTCTCATTCTTGCTCCTGCTCGGCTTTGCGCATTTGTTCGCGCAACCATTGCTTTGCCTTTCGGTATCGATAGAACGCACCCCAAGGCAACGCGACCAGAAACCCCGCGACGCCAACCCCTAGCACAACGGCAACGTTAAGCATTGCACGCACCTCGCTGCTCTGCGGCCTTGTGGAGAAGTTCAATTTTAAGCTTGTCGCAATCGGCGAACTCATGCGTGAACACAGTACGCCCTAGAACTTTCTCGACCGATTTATGAAACACGTTGAAAGGCACACAGAGCGTGTCCTCAGACAACTGCAACAGAGCGATTTCGCGCGGGCTCAGCGCTTCCCAGAATCGCGAGCGGTAAAGGGTTAGAGCGTCTTTCCTGGTCATGTCGTCTCCTTGAGTTTGGTGAGCAGTGCGCGGGCTTTTGCTACTTCCTCGGGGTATTGTGCATCGTCGATGTAGAGCTGAAGAATCGGTTTCGCCTCCGCCAGCAGCCTGCGCGCGGCGCGGAGTTCTGTGATGAGCGACAACATGATTGTAGATTTGATTTGAATAGCAGACCCTTGCTTAGCGACGCGCTCCACCTCGTCTAAAACGGACTCAACCATTACCTTCCTCTTTATGCGGATGCTCGGACGTATCGTGGTCGGGCGATCCACAATGCCAGCATTCATCACGCTGCCTCTCGGGGTTCCACATGATTGCCTTCCTCGTTTGGTAGCTTGGCGAGCAGAGCTACGTCGTCAGATTTGGGCTCCTCGATCCGCCCCTCGAGCCTGCTCGGTAGCTTACTCATGCGGCGATTGTCCGTCTTGTTGTGGTTGTGTACGCGCAGCCCGATGCTTATCAGCTTCTTTTAACAAATCCTTCAACACCGACGCAACGCTTTCTTTGTCGTCAGTGCCGTTGTCGCCTAGCCCGAATATCTCGCCGAGCTGACGCGACGCCTGCAGCACCAGGCGCGCGCTGGCGATGTTAGCCCTGCCGCGCTGGTCAGCATCTATCGCCCGAGGGTGGTGGAACTCGATTATGTCGTTCAGATATTGCGCGATACGCCCGCGCTGGATTTTGATGTCCTCGGTTCCTGCCGCCTTCCATTCTTCGATCAGCGATTTCACGTCGCGCGATACGGTAGCCTGGTTAACACCAACAAGCATCGCGATCTGTTCTTGCGATTTGCCCTCTTTGAGCAGCTTGGCGACGCGAGCGCGCCGTTCGGCTATCTCGAGCTGTTTTGCCGCGTTAGTCTTGCGCGCCATACGTTTCTCGTCGATGCGTACCGAAATGTCCGGTCACGGCTCCACATTCCGTGCATTTTTTTAGGTTTCGCTTGCCTCCTGTTCCATACTGGAACCCGTTGCAATCGACGGGCTTCGTGGTGCGCTTGACGAGCATCGTGAGCGCGTTAATGCGCGCTTTGCCCTCGGGCGTCAAATCAAACAACGCCCACGCTCGCGCCCGCCACAGACGCCACTCGTAGTTGGCCTCGTCGTTCAGCACTTCGACTGCGCGCACATGGGCGTGTAGCCGAGCAAGCAATGCGTTCGCTTCGTCGAGGGATACGGCACGCAAAGGAGGGTCGAAATCGAAAATCTCCATCACGCTCTCCAATACCAGATCGACGCGATTGTCGTCAAATATAGGGCGATTTCGAGCATGATACAGTAACGCGCCGCCCGTTCCTGTGGCATCGCGCGCCGATAGAAATGCACCATGAGGGTTAGCGCCAAGATAACAGCCCAATAGCCGCTGACGGCTTGTCCGCGCGCCGTGTGCGCCATCCACATACGCACCGTCTGGCTGGCTGCGTTCCAGCAAAAGAACGGCGTGATTATGATCGGGATGGCGCTAACAAAGCGCGGGTGGTTGATCCATTTCAGCATACGTTATTGCGCGTGCTCTTTGTCGTAGAGGGTTTTCCGTCTGCAGCCAACGCTCTTCGCATCCGATAGTTTTGCCCAAGGCGCAGTATCGTAGTAGCCGCACGAACAAAACACCCAGAAAGCATTACGCACTTTCTTAATTGTCGTGTTATGCAACATGCTTGCTTTGTCGTTCTCAGTCATTGGAACGCTCCAGATAATCCAGCACGGCAGAGAAGATAGCTTCAGCGGGGTCGTGATCGAATCCTCGAAATTCCGTTGTGCCGGAGTAATTGTCGAGACCGATCACAAGGGGAATCATTAAAAGCTTCCGCAGGCACGCCATCGCATCCGCGTCGGTGAGCGGCGGACAGGGGATGTCGTGCGAATGTGCGACAAAACCATTGCCGCCAAATACGCGCTTTCCGCAGGGTGCTGTGTGGACGTGGCGACCATCAGCCGGAACTGCGTATTCACACTTCTCGCCTGGCTTCCAGCGCCCCAGCCATTGCTGAATCTTTGCAGTCTGCTCGTCCGTCATATCAATTCACGTCGACCCCTTCGTAGTTCTAGCCGCTCCGATACAAAGCCTCGGAGCAAGGGCTCGTCGAATCCGCGTGCGCGCTAAACGATATCAGCAGCGAGCGTCTCTTCGTATTCCACAACGAGCTCGGCTGGGACCGGAATCATCACCGACTCGTAGTTCAGGCCCTCGAGCTGAATGATTGTGTCAACGCTGGCTGCGTCATCGTTCATGATCGCGACGACAGCCTGGGTGCGTCCGTCCTCGAGAACGAGAAACCCGCGCTTGACAAGCGGACATTCGTAGCCTGTATCGAGCATATCGATCATGTGCGCCATATTGTCGAAGCCGACACCCACGGCTACTTCGTCCTGTTCGGCCGTCCATTCCTCGTCGTTGCCAAGATCGAGCTCGAGCTGTTCCGGCTGATAATCCATCTCGTCGTCAACGGGACGGATACGGGCTTGATGTACGCTGCTCATCACATCAACGACCTCGAAGATCGTGTTGCCGTCGTCGCTCCAAGTGTAGTTGCCGAACATGAACTTTGCCGTGTCGCCAACTCCTAGTCCGGAAAAGCTATCGTGCTTGAACGTTTTAGTGTCCTTATCCCAAACGTACACCGCAACATATGGGTGCTGATAATCAACCCACGTTTCCAAATCGAAACCCGTTTCACCAGGCGCTTTTTCCACGAACGATTGAACGATTGATTCCACGATCTTCGATGCTCCTTTTTGGCTTTGAGTACGTTTCGTTATTGGTGTGGCGGTGCTCTATGCGTAGCTTCGCGTCTCTGAGCTATGGTCGGGATATCCGACCCCGCGTGCGCGACGTGCGCCCCTCCGCCACACCCTTTTCCCTCCGCTTGCCTCGGAGGTGGCAAGACTGTTTAGAACGGCATCATCTCTTTGACCGCCTGGGCTTCGTCTAGCACCACGGTTTCCGGTTCGGCCGTCGGAACGCCAGGAAATTTTGGTCCGTCCAGTTCTGCGGTTTGCGCTACCGCAAGCTCGCTTATCTTTGCTTCGGCTGCGCCCGCGAACGGAGCGTAATGCGCCTCGAAAAATTTGCGCGAAATCTTGCGGTGCCGCCCCGTGTAGCCGTGAGGCTCAACGATAATCATATCGCTGCGCGGGTTGCCGTCTAGCGTCGGCTGTACGCCGGTTACTCGCACTACGCGCTCGGGGTGATCTTTACCCTGGGCTTGATACAGTTTTCCTACTTCGTCGCTCATTTGTTTTCTCGCATGGTTCCTTTCTCGGTTGTGTACTCAATCCAGGACGGTGACTAGCGAAGGAGTGCTTACGGTTCGATCCGTATTTACACCAGATTTATCGCCCTCGCTGTCTGCCGCCCCGAATCATTTGATAACCACAAGCTAGCGCAACGTGCGTGCAAAAGTCAAAAATTACGATCCTTTGATTTGTTCGATGGCGAGACGTTTGTCGCTTGATGGCGCGTCGTACAGATTCGCAGGCGTAACGTCTTGCGACGGAATACCCACCAGCGGTTCGCCGTTGGCCTCATATGAGGTTGCGGGAATATACGAGCAAATCGGCCAATGCTTCAGAACTTGCGCGCCCAGGATATCAGTAAACACCACAGAACGCGCGACGATATCCAGCGCCTGGAGCGCTAGGTCGAGCGATCCGTAGAGATCGTCACAGAATCGTAGCGCATACCCCACAATCGCCTCGCGTTGCTCATCGATCGCACCGTCGGCACGATGCAGCCAATATGCCGCGCTCGCATCCTTTAGGCATACGTCGAGCGGGCGTACAGTGACGCGAGGCGTGATGGCCTCGATTACGATGTGCGGGTTGACGCCCACGAGCATCGCCGCGTGGGATACGTGGGAATGGGTCATGCGGGCGATGGCATCAGATAATGCTCCGGTGCCGCGAACCAGGATAATGTCGGCTGGTTTCATTCCGTCCAGTCCTCCTCGCTGTAGTGCTTGCCGAACACCGAACGATCCGCGATGCGCTGGTGCACAACGAGGTCGTGCCAGATTGCCGTGATGTGCCGCTTCAGCCGTGCGAACGGATACCAACGTGAATGCCCTTCGGCGTTGTACCCGCAGGAGCATTTGATTGTCGATACCCACCAGTTGCCGCGCGGTGCCCAGCCTGGTCGTGTGGTTGGCTTGCTCATGCGTTCTCCAGAATTGATGCCGCGAGCTTTGCGTCGCCTTTACAGAACGAATGCACGTTCTGGTGGGTTTTGACGCACTTGCGGGTTGCGGTGAACTGCTTGGGCGCTCGAATCGATGCGCTGCCGATTGCGGTATAAAGCACAATCTCGTTGTGCAGCCATAAACCAGCACGCTCGAAACAGTCCACAGTGTAATTGGGAAAGCGTCGATAGCGCCCCTTGGGTTCGCGCACGTCGCCGGTTACGAATGCCGCGAAGCGATTCGGCTTCAACAGCGCGCACGCTTGAGCGATGATTGAATTGTACGCCTCGCAGAATCCCTCCCAGCCGAGCGTCGATAAATCGTTCGGATCGTCGCTGTAAACCTCGAGGTCGAAATAGGGCGGACAGCTAAAAATAAAATCGAACGGCGCTGCTGGCTTTGCAAGCTCGCCAAGGTTCCGGCTATCGCCAACGATCCATATCGGATCGGGAAACGGATAGTGCTGGCCCTTGACGTTCTTGATGCGCTCCCATTGCGCTCGGTTCGCCTCGACTTGCTCTGGCCGCAGCTCGATGCCGACATACCTGCGCCCAAGACGCGCCGCGACGATGCCGCGAACGCTGCCGCCCGCAAACGGATCGAGAATGAACCCACCTGGCGGACAGTACCAGTAATACATAACCTCGCATAGCACCGGATCGAATATGCTGGTGCCGGAATGGTTCTGGGCGCATCCGCTATCGATGTTCTCTTGGCACCACCCTTGGGTTTTGATTGCCACCGTATCGCCGTATCGCGCGCCTTTGTCGCGATAGACGCTATTCTCGCCCGCGCCACCTGGTATGGCGTCTTTGTTACGGTGGCGCATGAAATCCAAATCGGGTCCGGTGTGCCACGTTAACGGCTTGCCGCGCTCGTTGTTGGCCAGCCGATCCGCCATGCCGCCGCCGCCCGATGGAATGACTGCGCCAGACTTGGAATAGTCTGCTCCGTCCGAATGCTCGCCGCGCATCAAATCCTGGCCAAACGTGCGAGCGAAGCTGCGCCCCTTGCCGTCACCTCGTACCGTCTTGCCGTCTGTTCCGAGCGTAGCCGCTGGCATTAGCGAACGCCCTGGGCTTGCCATGCGCGCCCGATACTCGTCTTTGTCGTACCTCGCCGCTTCGTTCGCTTCGCCCGACAGCCCAAGAGCGTTCTCGCCGCGCCCGAGTTCAGACTGGATGCCTAGACTGATCCAATCGCGCTTACGCGACTGCCATCGATCCGATCCGGCGTTCAGAACCGAGAACGGAGGCTCTAGCCATTTGTCGGTCAGCTTAACGCCCGCCTTGTCTGCGGCTGATGGCTCTGGTGCGAGGTTGATCTCGTCGACGAACGATAGCTGCGCCCCGTGCGATTCCTTTGCCATATCGACAAAGATTATCAGTGAAAAACACAAAAAGTCAAAAATAGTATGCACGGCGATGTGTATGCGCACTAACTATTGGCCTACTAATAGGCCAAATCGCGATGTGGTGGCGTCGTGGTGGCGATTTCAGGCGCGTGCATAGCATCACGCCGGAATACGCATTAAATAGGGGTTTAAGCGGGTTCGTGTGGCGTTTTATGCGCCACAAATGGGGTAGCAAAGGTTAGACACTCGATACAAACCGGCCAGAATCGCGCCTTGGTAACGCGGGCGTTGGTGCGGACCCATTGCCTGCAGACGCTGAGCGCGTGGTTGAACCGATGCCATTTGCCGTCAGGCATTATCGCCCAGCCTTGTATTACTTCTGGGTCGTTCATCGGCCGTCGCCGCCCGATGTCGCACCGTTGCGAGCGTGCGCCTTGAGCGCCGCGTTCTCGATCTCGAGTCGCGTCACCCTATCGTAAAGCCGGATAACGCGAACCCCAAGAAAGACAGCAGCAAGGGTGGACGTCCACGCCCACGCTACAGCTATAATAACCGCGATAGTCATTCGTGCGCCTCAGCGTTTTTGCATCGTGGACAGAAATGAAGTTCGAGGTGGCGGGCGAAACTTGCGGTTGCTTCGGCATCGGGCTTGTTCTCGTGCGCCTCGACGAACTTGCGCATCTGCTCGTGAACCGTGCCGGATGCGAGAATTTCAACCGCATCCGCGATCCGTTCCATAGCCTCGGCTTGACGCTCGAGACGATCACAGATTGCCGTTTCGGTGCTCATGGTTTTGGAATATCCTTTCTCGGCCGTCCGCCCTTTTTGCCGTTCGCTGCTGATGCCTTGGCTTTCTTGGGCGTTCGGATCGAGCCTAGCGCCCGCGCAGCCTCGCTTATGGGGTGATGATCTTGTTTTTTCAAATGACTGCCCCGAATCCAGCGATTAAAAAACGTCCCCTCGTATCCGCCCGCACCCAAACCGTTCTTTCAGCGCTGTAATGATTTGCTCAGCCTGGGTTTCTGTAGCGTAGCTTACCTCGATATCGACGAGACCATCGCCGCTAGCCGTTTCGCGAGCAAGAAGCCGCACACAGAGCGCTTTGCCGTCAACCATAATCTTTGACTCGATCTCGTCAAGCCGGTGCTGGAGCGCCTTCTTCGCCTGATACGATGCTTGCTGACGCTGAAGAAGCTTTTCTTTTTCAGCTTTCGCCTGGGCGATGCGATTAACCGCGTCGATAATCTTGTCCCATGCGCGCGATCCGTCTTTGCGCAACGGATAGCGACCGCCACGCGCGTTGTGGTCGTAGCCGTCAACAACCACAACCGTTTTGTCGTAGTTTGTCGATCTGTGCCACGTTCCGCCGATTGACTCAAACTCGACGTACACGGTAACGCCGCTCACCCGTAGACGCGACGAGCCCCACGACCACGACCTATCGCTACGCTTCGCCTGTAATCCGGCATCGTAAAAACGACGCTCAAGCTCGCCAACGACAGCCTCAAGCTTTGCCGCCTGTTGCCAAGCCAAGCCGCGTTTCCCTGCCTCGATCTTCTCTGCTGCCGTCCACGGCTCTTTAATGCCGCATAGATCGCACTGTTTGCCGCGCGCCACTGGCGTTAACGGGCTCCAGGAATGGTCGTGCGGTATCAGACCGATGGCGAGCGCGCTCTGGTATTCTGTGCTGTTTGTGTCGATCATTTCCTTTATCCTATCGGTCGGGTGAGAAGTTGTCAAAAAAATTAGATTTCGACCTCGCGCTGCCCGCACAGACAGAGCCCGTTCTCGTAGCAATGGCGATGCTGAACGCCCTCGACGAGCAGTTCGGTATATGCCGCCGAGCCGGTAAGAGATCGCTCGCCATTTGACGTGCGCCCCGCCCTGAGCGCCCCGTTCTTGCCGACCCAGTACATGCTTCCGTTGAGCGTCCAGCATTCGTACTTGCTCGTATCTTTCGAGCTGTTGTGACGACCGCCGCGCATCAGTAATCCGATTACCAGGTTTGTCTTTGTCGAGCTTGCCATCGTTGCCGCCTCCGTCTTTGATGATTCGAGATTAACCTATCGATAGGTTTCTGTCAATAGCCGTGATAAAGAATTTTAGGAGCCGGAACTAATCCGGCCCCTCTGTAGCGCCGTTTTTCGTTCGTGATATTTGTCGAGCCGCAGTGCCCGCACTTGGTCGCCGGACCTTCCTGCTCGTACCACATGTGGCAATAGCCGCACACCACCTTATACACCGCTGTCTTGATACGTGCCATTGTAGCCTCCTTGTTATTCCCAGTAAGTTCCGCCGAGAGCTCCGCGAACCTTGGTTAGCCCGAGGCTGCGCATAATCGCCTCGCGCTCTTTGCGCGCCGTCCGTTTGCGAGCCTTTTTCATCTCGGCAAGGTTCGCCCCTTCGCAAGTCTCGCAATAATTGTCGCCGTCGCGCCCACCGATTTCTACTCCGCAATTCTGGCAAACCTTCATCTTCTAGCCCTCCGTTCTTTGATGATTCGACCATAAACCTATCGATAGGTTTTGTCAAGCATGAAAAAGCCGGATCGAAAAATAAATATCGATCCGGCTCGCGCCGCTTCGTTGGGTGGGCGCTTATTCCGGCTTGGCTGCCGGAAACGGCATCGTGATTAGTGTAAAACCTGGGTGTGCTGGCGTCGTAATGCGCGCAGGCGTAGTCGGTCCGGTTAGCTCGATATCGGCAATCGTTTCGGGCTCGAACAGCGCGAGCGCGCCCCGAATATGATCGAGGTTATATTGCGCCCATTCATCAGCCGAGGAATTGATTGTGATGGCATCTTCGGGCGAAGCATGAACCGTCTCGTCGTAATCCGGCTCGTTAACCTGGCCCACTAATAGACGCAACGAGCCCTGGGCGACCTTGATCCACACTTGCGGCTCGTTCGGACGTGCGAGAGACGCACGCATAAAATAGCGCCCTAATTTGCCCGCAGGACCGCTGATGATAGATGTCGGTTGTTGGAACGCGGGGTGGTTGACGATTGGGTGGTATTGCGGATATTCGCCCTCGAGTACAGGACATTGAACCTTGACGCCCGTTGTGTGTAGCCGGAACATTCGCGCCGTTGACGCGACAGAGACGGATGCGCCTTCCTCTCGCTTGGCGATAATCTTCGTCAGCGCGAGTGCCGCTTTAACCGGCATCACGACAGGGGTTGGCATTTTCGCCGGAATCATTTGCTCGAGTAGCCGCTTGCCGTCTGTGCCGACTACGTGGAGCGTTTCGTTGTCTCCACCTGGCAACAACCCGACGCCCGCAATGATGCGCGCCCCGTTCTTTTCGCACGCAGGAGCGGCCCACGTCAGCGCTTGTGAGAACACGTCGGGCGACAACAGCTCGACCATATCATCCGTGCCGATCTCTAGCCGAGGAAAAGCGTTAGGGTCGATAGTGGGAAAACGGTATTTCGATTTTCCGATACGGACCTCGAGCATGAAATCGTTGATCGAGTTGATCTCGATGCTTGGCGCATCGCTCGCCTGCGCTACCGCACGCAGCCGCTTCATGTCGATCACAGCTTCGCCTGGTTCGTCGACCTTACAAATCGTCGACGCTGATATCGCGACGTTGTCGTCTCGGCACTGAAGGTCGGCACCGCCATCTGTTACGGCGCTCAACAATCCCTCGTCTTTGTCGGCGATCTTGATTAGTTCAATCGCCTCGGCAAGCAGCCCACGATCAAAGGTGATCTTCATTGCGGTTTTGTGGTTCCCTCGTCGAGATAGTAGTCGGCTACACGCGTAACCGGATTGATAGAGACGTGGATTTTTTGGATATCGTCGTCGACACCAAGCTCCCAAGGCTGACACGCGATGTGGTTGCCGGATGCGCGCAGAAGCTTAACCGCCAGAACCTTGTAAACAGCCGCCCTCGCCGTGATTCCCGCGACGTATTCTTTGATCTTTTCGTTGGCCTCTGTTTGTGCTCGTACCTCGATGTCGCGCTGCGTAATACTTGCGATCATATAGCGTCGCGCGTTGTAATAGAGAAAGCCGTATCGCACCGCCAAACCGGCCGTCGTCCCTAACGAGAACGCCGTAACAATTGCGTTCATCGCCGTAACCCGTGCTCAACAATCATCGCGTACAACGGACCGATTCGGTACGACGCACGCAGCAGCGCTACCGTCAACTGCTTAGCGTGCGATATCGTCTCGCCCACCTTAACCAATTCGCAATCCACCCATTCCGCAACGTAGTCGCGGAGCTCGGATTCGCCCTTGATGGCCTTGGGCGTTCGCACCTTGATCTGGTGATCAGAATAAGACTGCGCCCCGTCGACAAATTCCTGTGCTTTCTCGACGTTGGGCGCTAGGTTAAGCACCATATCACGAACTCGCACAAAGTCTGGGGTGTCGGCGATTGTGGCGATATCGATAACAATCACCGCGTTGACGAAATCCTGTAAAACGCTTGCTGGTTCCATGATGGACAAGTTACGCGCCTAGATGGCAAAAAGTCAAAATCACGTCTCGAGGATGTCGATGTGATGGATCGCGCGCATCAGCTTTTTTTTGATGCGATACACCGCCGTCTTGACACCTTTGCAGTCCTCGACTATCTGTTCGCCAAGCGAACGATAACGAAAGTCTGCAATATATGTCGCCACCTTCTCTCCGGCGACGTCGAGCCGGTATTTCGGTTGCGTCTCGTAATCCTGGATCAGCCCGAAATGGGCGAGCGCCGATAACGTTGCGCAGCGCCTCGCCTCTTTTTTGCTATCGTGTTTTTTGACGCATCCAGCCCAGCACACCGTGCGCTTTGCTTTATATTTCGAGAATTTCAGCATGTTTGGGGTGTTTTCTGCGTCGTCCGCGCCTATTGTGGTGGTATAGCCCGATCCTTACCGGCAGCCCGATATCGTTCATAGCGATCCACTGTTTGATGGCGGTGCGTATCGATTTTTTATCGAGGTTCAGCATCGCGCACACACTATCGAACGAGAACGGATAATAGATCGGTTCGTTTGTTCGCCAAACCCACGTTTCGCGCGTGGTTGTCGGGCGCAGCTTATTGCGCTCGTCAGGCAACCATAACGTATGTCTGAGCTGGGTTGGTTCGTGAAGCACCCAAGACGATAAACCGTCGTCGTGCATGAACCACGCGACGGTTTTCGGCAGGATGCGTCCGAGGTGCTTTTGTTTGTCGGTTGGGTTCGGATCGTTGATCGCTTCGTAACCACCCTCAAGGTCTGCGAGCGCTTGGTACAGCACCGCGACGAAAATGCGCCGCTCGTTGGGCGACACAAGCTCTGTTGCCGTTTGGGACGGCAACAGAGAGTTTTCATCGTTGGTTAAGCCTGGGTCGTGCATCGGCCCGCGATCAGATCGAGGGCTTGCTGGCGATAGATTTCAGCCTTGCGACCCAAGATATCGAGACAGTGGGAAAACGACCAATCGCCGCGCGATCCGTTCGTAAACCAGTCGCGAGCGTCGTCGCGGTATGATGCGCGCACCTCCGGCGTAAGCTGCGGATCGGACTCGAACTCGCCTTTCAGGTCGTCGAGCGCTCGCTGTACCGTGTGGTACGCCAGAACGATCATTGATCGTTGCTCGATTTCAGCTTGACGACACGCCTCGACAAAGCGCTCTGCCGTTTCGCAGCGGCGCTGTTTGCGCTTAGCGCCCGTCAACAACCGGACCATGCTCGCGGAAAACTCGAGCGGCTGTGGAGCAGCCGCCGCCAGATCGGTGAAATCAACAACCATTTTCGTGTAACCCACCCCCGATTTACGTTGACAAGAAGCTAGCGCACGGCCCGTAGAATGTCAAATTTACCACTCCTGTTTCGCCGTCGCGCTGTTTGGCAATAATTACCTCGGCTGTGTCTTTGGCTTTCGGGTTATAGAATTTCGGTCGATATAACAACAGAACCAGGTCGCCGTCCTGCTCGATTTGACCAGAGTCGCGTAAATCCGACAACGTCGGACGAGGTTCGTTGCGCTCCTCGCATTTGCGGCTGAGCTGCGCAAGCGCAAACATGGCGACGCGCATGTCTTTCGCGATATTTGTTAACGCGATGCTGACTCCGGCCACCTCCTGTTCGCGATTTTCGTTTCGCTTGCCGGTAACGCCTCGCATTTTTTGCAGATAATCCACGATGATTAAATCCAATCCGCCAGCCTCGCGCGCTATACGCATCGCCGAAGCCTTGAGCGTAACCGGATTGACTGTTTCGTCGTGGATATAGATCGGTAAATCGGCAAACGCTTGTGATGCCTCTTTAATGCGTTCGATCTCCTCCGTGGTGTATGGAGGTGCGTCAGTACCGCGCCGCGACCGAACCTTGGCGCGCGAGCATATCGCGCGAACCGTCAACGCCTGAGCCGTCATTTCGAGGCTGAATATCGCAACCTTGGCCCCTTTGTCTGCGGCGTTGTTCGCGATATTGAGCGCAAGCGCTGTCTTTCCCATTCCTGGGCGAGCGCCGAGAATCGTCGTCGTTTGCGGATGCAAGCCTCCCGTGATGGCATCGAGCCGCGCGAACCCTGTAGGCACCCCGACGGTTCCGTCACCGCTCAGCATCCTATCGGCCGTCGCGCCCGCGATATCGCCTACTTTGACGTGCGCCCGACGGACGTCGCGATGGAATATCTCAGCCAGCTCGCGTTCCGCCTCGGAGCAGATTTCGGCCGTCGCTGGGATCGGTAGCGCAAGCGCTCTTGTGCGGTATTTCTCCATCGCAGCCGCCATCGCGCGGAGCACAGCCTTGTCGCGGATTTCCGTAACGTACATATCGAGGTGCTCGATTTGCGCACCCATCATGCACGCCGTCAAATACGAGCGCAGCGCATTCTCGCTGTTGATAAATTTTCCTTTCGCAAGCAGGCGGTCCGCGAGGATACCTTCGTCGATTGCCTCGGATTTCATGTCGGGAGCGAGCGCTAACAATTCGGCATACACGGCTCGGGATGCCGGTTGGTAAAAATCGCTAGGCTCGAGCGCCGCCTGGATCGGATAAATCAAATCAGCTCTTTTGAGCACGCATCCGATCAATCGATCCTCTTGGTGGGTTGCTGCCGGTTCTTTCATCGGACGTTAGTTTTCATCACTTTCTCAACGGCCTCGGCAAGCACCGGATCGAGCTCGCCAGAATCGTAATCGTTAAGGTCGCGATAGACGGGCGCAGGCTGTTTGACGCGAGCGGCGGGCTTGTTCCATTGCGCATACTTGCGCACCCACGTATGCCAAGCCAAACCCCAATCTTTCATCAGCGATCCTCGCCCCTCGTGGTGTTCTCGGAACCCATCGAACTGGTCGTCGATTGCAGACTCTGGCATTCCACGGTCGAGCGCGAACTGTCGCAGCTTGTCGTCGAGTTTGAACGAATCCGGCAGCGAGTGTCGTTGGCGTGGGCGCGTTGCGCGCACCACAGGTTCTATTGACGGATCACATAACGGATCACATAACGGATCTCCGGCACCGTGTGCCGGAGGGAGCGGCACCGTGTGCCGGAGGTCCTGGCACGTCGTGCCGGAGGGAGCGGCACCGTGTGCCGGAGGGAGCGGCACCGTGTGCCGGAGGGTTAGCATATACACGAGCTGATACACATCGCTAGAGCGTGCACCGCTTGCGGTAAAGCGGTCTTGTCGTCGAATCAACCCAAGCTCCTCGAGGACGGCGAGCTGCTTCCGCACACCGCGCTCGGACTGCGACGATATATCGCTGATCGTTTTTTGGCTTGGCCACGCATACCCCTGGTCGTTTGCGTAGTTCGCCAAAGCGATCAAAGTCAGTTTGGTTTGGGCGCTCAGGCCAGTAAGCTTGAACGCCCCTGAAATCGCTTCGATGCTCAAAACGGAATCTCCTCGGTCGGTTCGGTTTTCGGTGCTTCTAAACCCCACGCAACCCACCCCGCCCGCGCCCGTCGAGCAAATAGCTCGATCTTCGGCACGTCCGGATACATACGCTCGAGAATGTCGTATATCTCGTCGGGCTTGCGCGAATGCTCGCGTCGTGGCGCATTCACCACGGATGATACCCGATTCTCGGGCAGTGGGGTAATAGGAGCGCCTCGCGAACCCACAAGTAAAACCTCGTGCTGTGCGCGAAAATAGTATCCTGGCCCGATGCTGGGCTTGACCCAAATCGCTTGCGAGCGGTACGAAAATCCCCAACGGTTCAGGATGCCAATCGCCTCCTCGACCTTCGCGGGCGGGCACCACAGGAACAGCATCGCGTCCTCGGTTAGAACGTTCTTGACTGGCAGCGCCCCGATGGCGTCGAGGGTCATCGTCGGATACTGATTTTCGACGTCTCGCGAATCCGATACAGGATGTTCGTATTGCCACGGCGGATCGGCGAGCACAAGCGCGAATTTCGCGCCCTGAAACTCCATCGTCGGGGTGCCTTCGTCAATCAGCTTGCCGATGCGCTTACGGAACCGCGCTGCATCAGCCGCCCGACGAATTTCCTTGGTGTTGCCTGCCGCCACCGTCGCCTGTTCGGGTTGCGGCAAATCAAGCAGGTGGTAGGCTTGCCCGACCTTGCACTTACCAGATTCGATTGCCGCCACCAGCGCCGGATCGCCATCGCGGAGAACAGCCGCCGCCTGGTCGACTGTTGCGCGACCGACGGCGAAATCGTCGGCTGCTTGTTTACTGAGTCGCCCAACGACTTTTTTCGGTAACGCCTCGCCGTTCGGCCCCGCGATCTCCTGGGCATAAAACGGCTTGGCTCGCGCCGCCGCGAGCGCTCGTTGCGATTCGTTCAGGTGGCGTCGGTAGAAGTTGACGCTCAGCACGAAATCTACAAGCGATCCGTTGCCGTCCCAAAACCGAACCGGCACGGGTTCGATGCCGAGCTCTTGCGCCGCGCGATAGCGGTGTCGGCCGTCGATGATTTGGTCGTTGTATAGCCAAATCGGCTCGCGGATTCCATGATCTTTGATGTCGCGCTTAAGCTCTTGGAAGTCCGCCTCCGGCATCACAGGAAGGATGCCGGTAACTGGGTGGCACTCGAAAGGCACCTGTCGTGGTTCGATTGTGATCATAGGTGTCTATTATTAGACACCTCCTCGAAAACGTCAAAATTTGACTTTGTGGATCGGACTACGCAATCCTATTCGAGGTGACGCGATGGCAAAAAATACGACGAACCACAAAGAGTGCATTGTCGATGGTTGCCATCGTTCGCGCCGCGCGTTGGTTCCGAGCCGTGGTTACGTTATCAGCAAACACCACGATTTGTGCCGCCAGCATTTCCAAAGCGCCCTGTTATCAATTCGGGCGAATTTGATGCGTGGACAAGCTACCGAAAGACGCTCTGTCGATCTGGGACCAGCTATGCGCCCGTGGGTATTGGGTAGTCACGGGCGATATTTTTGACAATTCACGAGACGAGGCGCATTTTAGGTCAATCATGGCAGACAAACAGCCTTTCGAGACAGCGCGGACGGTGCCGTTCGGTGTACGGCTGGCGATGGTGCGCCAGCAGCTCAGTTACATCGAAAAAGACGGCTTTAACGAGTTTCACAAATACAAGTACGTCAAAGCCGAGGACGTCCAGGCACAAGTGGGCAAGGCGCTCGCCGAAAACTTTATTTTGGTTCGCACGCGCAACGCTTTGCACGAGTTTAAAGCCATCTCGGACAAAGAGATGGAATGCACGCTCAGAATCGAATACGGGCTCGCGGACGCGTTCGAGCCAGAAAACGACGCGAAGGTGTTGTGGTTTCCCGTCTGCGGCATCGGGCGCGACAAGGGCGACAAGAGCGCATACAAGGCGAGCACCGGAGCGCGCAAGTATTTCTTGATCGACGCGTTATTGCTGCCGATTGGCGACGACCCCGAGGATTCCGCGAAAGACGACGAGGAACGTGCCAAGGGTAGCGTCGCGACGAAACCTCAATCTGGTGCGCCCGCCTCGCCTGATACAGCTCAGCCGTCCGGCACAAAATTAACGGGTGACCAGGTGGCTGAATTGATGCAGCTTGTCGAGGCCACCAACAGCGATCTCGGGCGCGTTCTTAATCATTTCAAAGTGACGATAATCGCCGACGTGCCGTATAAAGAGGCCAAGTCTCTGCTTGAGAGAAAACGCGACCAGATGCGCGCCGCCGAAACCGGAACGCCACAGCCGTGAAATATCGCATCGCAAAAATAGTCTGGGTCGATTCGTTCGACCCTCATGGCGGATCGTGGGGAGATTTATCGCGACTACAGCCGCAAGACTATGATGCTCGGTGTATTAGCGTGGGGTACGTGATGGATAGCCCCGACCCTGCATTGCTGGTGATCGCCCCGCATATTTCCATCGAAGCCGATCAGCGAATCGGTCAGACGAATGGCGTGTTGTGTATCCCGCGATCCGCGATCGTCGCAGACGAGACGATTTTTGAAACAGACAACTTGATATGAACGATCCAGTAATCATCAACGATTCGGCAAAAGAAATCCTCCTCGAGCAGAACTCTCCCGACTGGGACGCATGGCGCAAGAAAGGAATCGGAGCGTCAGAGGTGCCGACTATCATGGGCGAGAACCCCTACGGAAATGCCTTGACGCTGTTTCGCGTCAAGCTCGGGCTCGAGCCACCTTTCCAGGGTAACGCCGCTACGCGAAGAGGACACGCGCTTGAGCCGCTCGCGCGCCGCGCCTATTTCGAGCAAACGGGCGAATCGGTTGTGCCTCATATCTACCAATCGCTCAGGGTGGCGCACCTGCGGGCGTCGGTTGACGGCATCAATTTCGATTGCGATCTCGTAGTCGAAATCAAATGCCCATCCGTTCCTAAGATTTTCAATATGGCGCGCGAGGGGATTGTGCCGTCGTATTATTACGGGCAGGTGCAAGCACAACTATTCGTCACTGGTGCTAGGCGTGCCCATTTTTGGGTGTGGTACGACGGCGTTGGGGCGTTAGTCGAGGTTGCGCCCGACGCTGAATACATATCACGCATGATTGATGCTGCGGATCGCTTTTGGAATGCGGTTAGCGCGGGAGCATGGCCCTGGGTTGGTCATAACGTTCCGGCTGTTGCCGCGCCAATCGCCGACGGCGGTGCGCAAGCCGACGCGACCACCAAAACAAAATCCTATGACGGTGACGATTTGTGGAAGGTCGCTGCTGCTGGTTATCGTTTCTGGAAAGGCCAGGTGGACGCGGCGCAGAAGGAGCTCGAGGAAAACGAAGCGGTTTTGCGCAAGATGGCGGACGGCTTCGACCACGCTACGGGCGCAGGCGTCAGCGTGACAAAGACCAACAGAAAGGGTCAAATTGACTTCAAGTCAATTCCCGCCGTAATCTGTATGTCCGAGGCCGACCTCGAAAAGTATCGCAAGAAGCCCAGCACGGTTACGACGATTACGGTGGAGTAAAAATGGAACTGACGCCACAAGACACAACGCGGCTGTATCGCGAGATTTGGGTGGCGCTTTTGCCGCACGACAAACCGGTGCCGGAATCGTTCTCTGTCGAGTTTCTCAAGGCGTCGATTGATATCGTCAAAGATCGCGCACACGCCAGCGTCGCGTTGTTTGGCGCGAACGGAACGTGGGCGTGCGAGATACGTTCAGATCGGGTTACAAGCGAACGCCTGCTCGGTGCTGATTTTGATGAGGTGAGGTTGCGGGCGCTCGCTGCATTTATTCGACTAGGAGGACTACGTTAATGCCGTCATACCAGAAAATGATCGTTGTCGGCCACCTGGGGCGCGACCCCGAGGTGCGCTATATTCAATCCGGCACCGCCGTTTGCAATTTCTCGGTTGCTGTCACCGACAAGTACAAAGACAAAGAAACCACCACGTGGTTCGCTGTTACGGTCTGGGGTAAACTTGCCGAAAGCTGCGGAGAGTATCTCAAAAAGGGTCGGCTTGTTCTAATCGAAGGCAAGGTCGATCTCGAAACCTACGACGCCAAAGACGGCACCAAACGCTCCCAGTTACGCCTAACAGCTAGCAACGTGCGTTTCATGGGTGGCGGATCGTCGTCTGGTGATGGCGGACGCGAGAACGCCCGCCACGAGCGTGCCGTCGCCGACGAAGAGATCCCGTTCTAGCAATGCGTATTATCGACTAGCCGATAGCAGCGATACGATGGCCAGAGCCAAACGATGCCAAATCTGTGTTGCGCCCGAGCGCGACGTAATCGACCGCAAGATACTGAGCGGTGATTACAGCCCGACCGGCACCGTGCTTTGGCTACACGAAAAGCGAGGTTATCCAATAACGATCTATGAAGCGCTCCGCAGCCACAGACAACATTTCCACCACCTCCGCACTAGAAGCTGACCTCGACCAGTTTCTCGGCGAACGCAAAGCCGCAGAGCATCCCGACGAGGAAAAACGCGAGCTGCGGCAGGCGAACTATCGCCTTGCGCGTCAGCTCCAGCGTTTGCGCGAAGATCGCGACGAGGTGGTGCGAGCGGTCATCGAATCGGTAAAGACCGCCGCGATGGCGCTCGAGATTCCGTCCGTGCCGAGCCCCGCAATCGCGAAAAGTCGAGGAAACCATCGCGAGGAACAGGCAATCATCTGTGTAGGCGATCTCCAGCTCGCCAAGGTCACCCCGACCTACAACACGTCAGTGTGCGAGCGACGGATGCAGACTTACGCCGAGGCGATTCGGTCGATTATATCGATCCAGAGAGCCGACCATCCGGTTAAGGTCGCTCGCGTTTACATGCTGGGCGATATCATCGAAGGCGAGCTGATTTTTCCGCACCAGCCATACCAAATCGACGCGTCGCTGTTCACCCAGCTTATGGTTGACGGTCCGCGCATTTTGATCAATTTCCTGCGCACGCTGTTGACGTTCGTCGACCGCGTTCATTGCGTTTGCATTCCTGGGAATCACGGCAACATCGGCGGACGCGGCTGGAAGGCGTACTCGCCAGCGACGAATGCCGACCGGATTTTGTACGCCCACATCCAGGCTGCGCTCGCGAACGAGCCGCGCATTTCGTGGGCGATTCCGTACCAAGAGCACGAAGCCGCTTGGTATGCGGTTGACTATCCGTGGGCACCGGATACTCGTGGAGGCAACCTGCTTTTTCACGGCCACCAGATTCCAAACGCCTCGAGCGCCTCGGTAGCTACCGTCGCGCGCCGCATCTGGGGGTGGTCGTCAGGCGGGGTGCCGGAACCGTTCGACAACGTGTTTTACGGACATTGGCACACGCCAAAATACAGCCAAGCAAATCGTATCAAGATTATTTGTAACGGCTCGACAGAATCCACCAACACATACGCCCAAGAGCGGCTGAGCGCCATCGGCCAGCCGGTCCAGTTCCTTGGGTTTACTCACCCGCGTCGAGGCATCACTGCGCATTATTGGTGCGAGCTGGAGCGCGAGCCGGTAGTCTCGCCACAAGCGTACAACCTGCCCGCACCGCAACCGCTGCCGCCCGTTCGCAAAGCTAGGACAAAGCGTGGTTGATGAAAAGCAAATCATAACGGTCGCCGGACGTCGCTGTTGTAAATACTGCGGGCGCGAGGTGTCGCCAGCGGCCATTCTACACAACTGCGAACCAGGCACCATCAAAGAGGACAAGTCAGAATGAATAGTATGTATATAGGCGGTCCGAACAGTGTATATATAGCTGGTCCGATGACAGGCTACCCCGAGTTTAATTTTCCGGCGTTCGACCGCGCCGCAGCACTTGGACGTTCTATAGGCTGGGAAGTGGTCTCGCCAGCCGAACAAGACCGTGTTGAAAACGGTTTCGACCCCACAGGGCTATCTGGTGATCCGAAAGAGCTCGACGGCAAATGGGACATAATGAAAGCCGCCGCTTGGGATATCAAGATGGTCATGGAATGCGCCGCTATCGCCATGCTGCCTGGGTGGGAGAAGAGCAAGGGCGCGACGGCCGAACATGGGGTGGCGAAGTGGCTCGGCAAAAAAATCCTCGACGCCACCACATTCCTGCCGCTAGACGAAGCGCCGACCGCCCTGGGCGAAGCGTCGGCTATGCGTAATTTCGGAACCGGTGCGACGCGCAACAACGACGCGACGCTACCCGATTACGAGGGGTTCGTATCGCCGCTCGCTCTGCGTGCGTTTGGCGAATATATGCACAAGCACCGCTTCCAGGCTGATGGAACCGTGCGCGCCAGCGACAACTGGCAGAAAGGCATCCCGCTCGAATCTTACATCAAGTCGGGCTTTCGACATTTCATGGACTGGTGGCTGTTTCATCGAGGCCAGACCGGTCGCGAAACCTTGGTCGATGCTCTATGTGCGTTGATGTTTAACGTGCAGGGGTACCTACACGAAATCCTTAAAAAGGAGCAAGAATCGTGATCGTTGAGTTGGTTCAGCTCGTCGCCAATTACTGGTACATTCCGGTGATTGCGTTCTTGGCGCTCGCGCTGCGTATTTCTCGCCTGCAGGTCGCCGCAAACGCAGGCAAGGTGGCGACGGCGAACGCAGAAATCCGCCAGCAAAATGCTAATTTTGCGTCGCTACAGGACAAAGCCGACGAGCAATCCAAACAGGTAGAGGCTTTGAACGTCGAGCTCCAACAGCGATCTAAGATGCTCGCCGATGCGAGCGAAAAGCTGCGCGCCGCTCGGTCGCGAGACCACGGCACAGCCGTCGCGATGGTTCGCGGAGCGGATCGTAACAAATCATGCACCCAGGCGATGGAGGATGCGGTGTCTTATTACCGCACGCATAACCACCAATGAGCTATTTCCCACACGATCCAAAACGCGAATTTCGCCTCACGGTGTTGGGTACGATGTTGTTGCTCGCGAGCATGTTCGCGATTGCCGCGCTAGGCGGGTGCGTAGCTCGTGTCGAGCCCGACACTACATGCCAAAGCGTTGTGGTTAAAGTTCCGGTCGCTACGTGTCCTGTGCCGCCCGTTCTGACGCCTCCACACGAATTTGTTTATGATCTTGACGGCAGCGCGTCGCCGGATGAAATCGAAAAAGCACAAGAGGCGACGATTCTCGAGTTAGAATCGTCGCTAGGTGAATGCTCGGGGTACCTCGACGCCTATCGCTCTATTCCGTCGCCGGTGCCAACTCCGTAACGTCTGCCAGCTTCTTGCTATACGCTCGTAGCCGTTCGGCCCGCGCCAGCCACCCTTCAAGAAATCGCCCCTGGTCGGGGTGTTCGACCGCCACGCGCTGGTGGTGTCCGATTCGGAGATCGATATAGTTATCGATTGTCGGCCCACATCCGGCCCTGTGTAGCGCCGCAAACAAAGCAGGCGATACTTGATGCGAGACCGGCAAATTGACAGCTAGACGCGCCCACGCGATGGCGTATCCTGGCCCGCACAGTATCGCCGTGTCGCCGATTGCAACCGCATACCACGGGTCCATGACGCCGCACGAACAGGCATCAAAGTATTGCGTCTTGTAGATATCGCGAACCTCGTCAAGCGTAATGAGCCGGACGGCTTGGCTTGGGAGGTTGTGTCGGTATCTGTACGCCGTATATACGACTTGCGTGACGCCGCCCGATGTTGCGCCTCCGCGATCATGCGGATCGTTGACGTAACCACCCTCTTCTCTGAAGGTGAAGTCGAAAAACAAGTCGAAATTACTTTTTGACGAGGGTTTCGCGGAGGTCGTTAATGTCGGATCGGATATCATGTACCGCTCCTGCAAACTCGGAGCGGATCGCGGTATGGAACCGCTCGTCGGATTCGCGATGCTGTTGTAAATCGCTGCGCAGCAAGCCGATCAGCTCTTTGTGGTGGGTATCCATGCCGGTAATTTCCGATGAGGTTTTTGCCTCGAGCGCCTGTAACGCCGATTTGTCCGCCTTGCTGCGAACGACCGCAACAATCGCTCCGACTAACGCCGACGCCAAAATGCTGACGGTTGCGATTAGCGCCGCGTCGAGCCCTGTCGTACCGGCAAACATTTTAACGGGGCTCGGACTCGCGTTTTGCGTTGATACCCCAACAAGCAACCCCGAGAAACGCCCCGAACGATCCAATGAGCGTAGCTAGGTGGGTGGCTAGTGACGCGGTGCCGCTTAATAGCTCGGTGTAGGATGCCGGTTTAACGATAAACGCCCCGACAGCGGCGACAGACACGTCGGCAAGGGTCACTATCAGTAACGCCCCAAGAACAACTGCAACTGACACGCGAGCGATATCGCCGCTTTTGTTGTCTGCTCCAGTCAGCGTGCTACGCCAAAAATCGCTCATAACGCCTCGTATCATAGCACCAAGGTTGACGCCCGATAATCCGGTCCGGTTATGGTGCGGTCCGTCCCTTGGTGTTGTTGGCGATCCAGTGGTATGCACACACCGCGCCCTGGTTTGCTGGGTTGCCGAGACCGGTGCTGTTCGAGCCATACGAATCGTACTGATACACGCCCCACGCCAAATTTGACACCGCCTGCTGCGCAAGCGTGTCCTCGCTTGTCGCTGCTTGGCCCCCAACCGGCATAAGCGACGCGTCTTGTTTGATAAACGGAGGCGCGAACGTCGGCCCCATGCCGTCGTTATACATCTGGACCACTTGCCCGTACCCGTTCTTGACCATGTCGCGCTGAATATCGGTGATCATCACTGTATCTTGGGCGTTGGGACCGCTCGATACGATGTTTCCGCTATCGTCAATGGGAGGAAAGTTCGACGGCGATAGATCGAGCTGTAGCTTTGGTCCGTTCAGTCCGAACGAGGCCACATACTGCGCCGCTATGCTAAGTAGCGCATTGCGCACCTTGAGCCGAGTATAGCCAACCGCCTTCCATGCCGCAGTATCGTTTTGGGAACAGCATTGATATTGCGCCGCCGAGCCGTTGCAAGACACCGTGCCGGTTCCGATTCCATTGATGGCGTTTTGGTACGGTAACGCCATTATCGTCGCCTGGTTAGCGAACCCGCCAACCATGATCGCCTTGACTACTGGCTGCCACGTGCCTGGAAATGTGGCATCTAGGTGCGCCTTGAGCGCTGCGATCATAGCGTTCCATTTTGTTAGAAAGGTGGCGTTGTACGGTACGTTGACCGTGTATGCAGAACAGGTCGTGGTGTCTGCGTTGTTAGCGTTAGCAATCGACGAGAACGCGGCCGTCGGGTCCTCGGTATAAAGCCACGCAGGGGTTGCTGACCCAGGCTTGATCGCAATCGTAATTGTCTTGCCGTCGGCTATGGCGCGATTGATGAATAAATCGACTGTGGCCGACCAAGCATACGTACCGTCAGCAGTCTCGAGGGTTCTCCACCGAAAGCCCGCCCAGTAACTATCCACACACGAATTATGCTGGATGTTTGACGGAACCGACAGCGTCGTCCAGTTCGAGTCGATGTTGGCGACGTAACCCCACCCCACAGCGGGCGCTTGCGCCGCGAGCCCAATAGTAGGCGCGAACGCAAAACAGGCCATTACAATGAAAACGAGTTTTCGCACTCGGATGCTCCTTACCGATACGATTGCCACTCGACCAGAGCGGCGGTGCCGACTGGCACGCTATCGATATTATTAGCAGGCGCCTCGACTGTGAATGTGTTGCCCGCCGCACGCGCCTGTAGTGAAACTGTACACGATCCGGTAGCCGCGAACGGGTTAGCACCACCGCCATAACTCAACATCATGTCCGGAAAGTGCTCTTGACGGAAACGGTCGCCAACGGTCGGCCCAAGTGCTGAATAATAAGCCGGATCGAGACCGTGGGGGTCGGTGTTGCTGCTTGGACATGTAGCCAACAACTGAAAATCAATAGCCGTTGGATACGCGCCGGTCTGGAACAACATGTCGAGTGTGCCGCCCTTGAGCTTAAAGGCGCTATTCGATCCGCCAGGATTTGCGCCCAACGGTCCGATAGTACATGAGGCAATTGTGGTCCATGCGCCACCTGTTCCGGTAGCAGCTACCACAACATTGCCCGACGGAATTGCTTTGCACGCGCCCCAATTCGCGCCGCTTGAGCGCGGGGTGCGCATATCGACAGTGGCGTTACCAGCAGCGGCAATCGTTTGTGTTACGCACCCCAGAATCGGCTGCGAAGTAACGGTTGCGAGCGCAATGAGCGCCGCGCCATTAGTACACGAAATGCCGGTATCGTGCGCGCTGCCGTCAACGGTTGTTGAATTGATGAAAGCGTGTCCGCTTGTAGTCGCGCCATCAAACGCCAACGTACACGAACCAGTATAAACCAAGTCTGCGACGAGCTGGCTCGATCCATTGGTGCCGACGCCCGATACGCATCCGCTTGCGCCAATATCGGTGTGTAGGTTTTTCGTCACGGTGGCGCTCATCGGTCCAAACCCAAAGACAAGTTTCCCCAGGTTGTTCACCACGGGCGCTGTCGCATTTTGCAACAAAATATCCTGGGAGGGGTTGCCCGCTGTGGCGCTTGCCGAGCTCGATGCGCCAGCCGCAGGATACCAACCCGTGCCGCTATACCATACACCACACGGCGTCGATCCGCCGCCTGCCGTTATCTGTGTTCCTGCCGTACATGATGGCGCATCTGTTATCGAGCACAGCGTTCCCGCACTTGGCGACGCTGGGAGCGCAGCAAACGTACTCGCCGCGCCGCACGCCGTGCCGCCCGAAGAAACCGGTAGCGGGTTCGTAAGCGCGAGATTAGAAAAACCGACGGACGTACCCTGAATGGCATAATTCAACGGCACCGACGGCTTGTACGCGAAATTAAAAATCGACGCTTGGCTCGCGACGCGCTCCCATTGATAGACGTCGCACGCCCCGCCACCAATAGGCCCCGATCCGGTTGATAGCCCAGGGAGCGAGCTGGTTGCCTGTGCGATTGGATTGTCTCCGTCGTCGTCAGCCCAGGCCACAGTGTACGCATTAGCGCCGGTTTGACACGCGACGATAAACGGCTGTTCTCCGTCACCCATGTTGTGCAGATGTAGCGTGGTGTTGGCCTGTACGCTCACGAAGAAATTAGGCGTCGAGCCGTTGCCGCCGTTCAGTGTGGTCGAGGCGGTGGTAGCGTTGACAACCGTAAATGGTCCGCCGCCGGAGCCGCCACTAGATATAGCGTTGATGCACGCTTGGACTTGAGCGAGGCTTGCCGCTCCGGTCAGCTTGGCGTCTAGCGTGCACGACGCCTCGGCTCGCGCCGCAACACACACCGCCAATAGCGTCGCCGCAATGATCGTTTTGCGCATCCAATCCATTATAACTTGATACCTCTTAACTGGACTTGCTTGAGCTTGAAAAATCGGTTCATAAATTCCTCGAACTCGAGGTTGTCTTGCTTGAACCGCACCCGATAATAAAAACCGCTCGATAGGATCACCGACACCCCAACCGACACCGTTTGCGCCAGCGTAACCAGCCCTGTCGAGTTTACCGACCATGCCGCCGATCCGTTCGCCTCCGTAAACTGCGGCACCATCGAGAATCCGGTTGGCCCGATTGGCGCGATGCCGAAATTATACCACGTGATTGCAGTGCTACCCGAGCCGTCACTGACCGTTGCGCCGAATGTTTGTGGCCATGTTGGTGTCACGCCGCCAGAAACGCCGCCACCTGGCGTAACGAAGCAATAGCCACCCGCGTTACCCGACCCAGGAACAACGCACGCGTTCGCGCCGTATGTATGCGTTGATGCCCACCCGCTTAATCCGCTAGGAGCGTCAAGCCATAACTGCGACACCGGCCCTTGGTTGACCCACGACGTTGTGCCGTCTTGTACCACGTCGTTAAAATTTGATGCCTTGCGCCAATCTGGTTCGGTCGTGCCGGTCGTGCCGGTCGTTCCTGGTGTGTAGTAACACGGCCACCCAGCCGTCTGCCAATGTCCGTATAGCCGTTGTGTGCCTAGCAACATGCCGACCGCCGTTGGTACGAGCGATCCAACGCCAGCCGTAACCGGCAAACCAGCGCTCCAAGTGCCACACCCGAGCGGAGTGCCGTTCAAATTCTGAACTACTTCGGAAAATTCACCGCGTTGTCGAATCGCTTGAAAATTGACGTTTCCGGTGGTGTCACCTATGCCAAGCACCGCCTGCGCGATTGCATTATCGGTCGGATCGTCAAACAGAAAATCATCGAACGCCCCACCGCGCGCAAGAAAGAATCCTGATAGTGCGTCGAAGTCGTTTGCCTGCATGGTGGCGGGCGATATCAACGTGCCCGAGTTGGGAATTTGCCCCACGTAGGCATAAGGCTGGCGCGACTGCAGATAATTGAACGTGAGCTCGATGTTCCAGATTGGATTGGTCCAAAGCGACAACCGCGATTCGACACCCGACGTCGCCTCGGATATCAGCGTGCGCATCTGGGGCGTCTTGATAACGCTAAACGCCTGACCAGGAAATTTCGGAAAGATGACGTTACTCACGGACAACAATGACCAAAGGATCGGATCGATAGCGAGCATCGCGCACAACAATGCGATGCTCGCCAGCCGTTCTTGGGCGAAATAGATAAGGGCTCGTCTGCGTCGCCACAACTGGCATTCTGTTGATCCACAGTTTCACCGGATCGATAGCCTCCCATGATACCAGCGCGATATCGCCCGCGTTAATAAGCCGATCCCGCGCAGCCAGCTTGATGTTGCGCTTGCGTACAATGCGGGTTCGGCCGTCGCACGTCATAAAGTGCGGCTCGCGCACAAATGCCGTTGTTGCAAACCAGTCAAACGGATCGCCCATTTGGGTGAATAACGATAGCGGCACCTCGTATGCGCGACCATCAAGCTCGACGGTGTGTGTTAGTATCATTGCCCAGACACCGCACGCGAAACCGCAGGCGACGCAGTCAGGTTCGCGACATCTACCGCAAAGGTGAATTGGCCTGAACCGCTTCCGTTTGTCACTTTAATTTGAGCGGTCAATGTCAAAAGCCCCGAATACCCTGAAATTGTGCGCGAGAACATGGTGCCGAATTGCTCCATCGAGTTCTCGGTACCGACCTGGAGCGTTACGCGCCCGCTGGCGATTACCGTCGAGCCGTCTAAGATTTGCCAATGCACCCGGTCGCCTGGACTGAAATTCGAGAACGCCCACGATCCATCAACCGCGACCACGGTTTTGGTTTTTTTCGATGCGATGTTAACCGCGCACGTTGCGAGAGTCACCCATGTATTATATGGGTTCATCGCCCCGAGGCCTTCCCACTGCAGCGAGATATCTTGTGTGATGCCGCCAAGCGCAGTGCTCCATGCCGGAGCGGACGCGCCGGTTACTCCGCTAATCGTGAGCTGTGCGGTGCTGCCCCACGCAAACAACGTCAGAATCTGCCACCCTGCTACGCCGCTGATAGTCAGTCCAGGCGCTTGTGGCGCAGCAGTGGTGCCGGTAGTTTGGGCGCTTTGACTGACACCGCTAACGCCCGAATAACCGACCATCGCCCCGTTATTATTGCAGCTAGCACCCAGGGTCCAGGCGTAGGTCGCGGGCTCGCTCGCTGGGTTCGATACCACGTGGTAATACAAATACGACTGGATCGCTGAACCGTTAGCGACGCCCTCGATCAAGGTCCATCCGGCTGCCGAACTGACTGTTGTTCCGGCGTGCGCAACAACCTGGGCGATCAAGATATCGCCAACGTTCATTACGGGCGGAGTGGGGATCGTCACAGATACCCCGAGCGAATCCGTACCTTGGCCGATGCCGGTTACGGCTATCGTTTTCCCAGCAGCTTGCTGGAGCACCACGGTTTGCCCGACCCACGCATTAGACGCAGACAGGCTTTGCGTTACGCCTAAAAAAGTGCCTGCGGATGGCCACGCAAAATCATACAGCGCTAAGCCTGGGTGGGACGATTTATTCGAGTTATAGTTCCATTCAATGCCGCCGATGCTGACGAGTTGTTGGCCTTTGCCGTTCGAGTCGATCACAATTGCCCCGAGCTCCTCGGCTGTGCTTGCGGTCCAATCTGGTGCTATGCCGATCCCTAGCGCGCTCGGTAACGTTCCGTTGCCGTTTGGATCGTTATACGCGGTGCCGGATACGGTGTACTCGAACGCCTGAACCGACGAGATATCTTGTTCTTCGTCTCCGTACTGGTTGAAAGAGGTGAATTTCAGCCAGATACTTTGCCCGATGAGGCGTGTGGGATATTCCCATTGCAAAATCGCTTGATCGATATTCTGGAGCACGTTCAAAAAACAGAACTGCGCGCCATCGTTATGAGCACCAGCAGTCGATCCGAACAGCCCGCGATTTAGACGCGATAGCGTGTAGTGGTTTGGCGTCGTTAGTGTTGTCGCCGTGGTGAACGACATAAACTCGCCATCAACCCAACAGAGGTTGTTGTACGCATCCGCCAAAGCGTTAGACGTGCTTTGCAACGCGACGTATGCGGCCGTCGGCGATTCGCTCAAATCAACCTGCAGGGCGTGGGTGGTGTCGGGGTTGGTGCCGGTATAGGCTAGAATGTTCGCCAGGAGAGAGCCTTGCGTTGCCGCCTGTTTGATGGTGCCGAGCTGGGAGTACGTCGATCCGTCTTGTGACCACCATACGTGACAGCCGCCCCAATCCGAGCCATCAAACTGCCCTGTCTGTTGTCCAGACACCCCTATCCAAATTTGCGGAACGCCGCCCACCATATCGGACGTTGGCTCAAAGATAGCGGGCGTGTTCACAAACGGTGGCTGTGCGCCGCCGTCATTCAGGATAGTGCCTGTCGGAGGCTGTGTAGAAAACCCTGGGTTGGAATTAGTGCCGATATCCTCGGCCTCGATTTCGAGCTCTCCGGTTTTCTCGTCTTCTTGGATCGATACGATTCGCACCGGATACTCAGCCAGCCCTAGTTCCGGTCGCGTAATGCTGACGATATCAATATGCGGATCGAGCAAGATAAACCGCTGCGGGAGCCTAAACTTGTAGCTATTGCGTACAGTCAAACCCTGTACGAGCTTGAGATATGCCGTGTTGTAGGCGAGCGCAGGCGATGTAATCGGATGGAATTGTTTTGTCTGTGCGGGCTTGAGCGTATATGCGTCGATATCGCCCTGGGAAAACGCTGTTACGACCTCGATCTTGTAATCGTTCGAGCGATTGACGTACTCGACACGCCACAGATTGTAACGGTCTTGCGGGTTCTTGCGCGTGACTACTATCGGAGGCTCTTTGTCGGATGAGCAAATATCGTTATCGGTGAGGTTGTACACGGGAGCGAGCTGCGGAGTATAAGTTATCCCGTTTCCGGTAATGGTCTGGTCGTAATATGGCGCGAGTTTTAATTCGCCCTCCGACCAACATCCGTCAGCGTGTACGGTGTCTAGTATTAGGCGTATCCATTCGCCTACCGTTTTTTGTTGGTCGATCAGCGGCGAAATAAACGTCCCTGATGCGATGCAGTACGAGCGTAGCTGTGCGGCTGAAACCGGAAAATTCATCCCTATTCCGTGGGTGGGGTCAGTTAAAATATCCGAGATGATTGCCGTCGGCTCGGCGTCCACGATGCCGCTGCCGTACTGAAGCAGACCAGCCACCTCCCACTGAAATTGCGGTAGGTTGGGCGATCCGCCCATTGGAATGTCTGTGTTGCAAACGTATGCCGTCAGGCTATAACTGAGCGCCGCCCCTGGGTGGACGCTCGCTAGATGCGACCAGACAGTTTGCCCTTGAAAGCCCTCGAACAGCTCCCAGCCGTTCGAGGCAAGGAATGACCACGGGTGGCTTTTATGTACCGCGCCGTCAGTCCAGCGACGCAATACGCCAGCAATCGGTCCACGGCACAGCGCGAATATCGCCGAGCAGGTATAGGTGTCGGTGTTTTGCGACTGGCCACCGCCCTTGCCGCCGCTGGTTTGGTTTTGGATTGTCGCAAGATCGCCCGCCCAGACCACATTGCTAGGCATCCGCACCTGTCCGTAGACGATAGGCACCGCGATGTTGTATTGCGCGCCCTGAACCTGGAGCTGGTAGTAGCGCCGATTTTGCGAGCCTGATCCTTGTCCGCCGCCTCCCATTTATTCCCAATAGCTCCAGATTCCTGCAAACCGTTTCGCGAGCGCGCCCTTGGTGGCGTTGCCATACACGACGGCCTTTGCCGGTTTATATGCGTGGATGATTCGAGGCCACTCGACTACGAGCGCCCCGTGGCTGATACATAAACCCCACGTAAACATTGCCATGTCCCCTGGCTTGGGTTCGCGCCCAACCTTACGCATCCCAAACGCCTCCATCTCGCGCACGTAGCGCGGATCGGCGTTGTGCATAGCCCAGTCTTCGGGGTAATAATCGATTACCCGATGTGGGGTAATTCCAGCCTGCTCGAACGCCTCGAGCGGCAAATGCACACAATCCATTCCGCCCGTTGAGCGACCCATGTGGCGATACGGCGTGCCGAGATACCGGACCGCAACCTCTACTACTTTGCTGCGCTGCTCTTGCTCGTCCATAGTTAAAACGCTGTCTCGTTGCTCGGTACAAAAGGAAAGCCGCCAAAATTAGCAGCGTTGTTAAATTTCCGTTGGCATGTCGTCATCATGTGGTCGTCGCCCGCCGTCAGCGACATCAAGTCGCCCGAAGCGGGCGCAAACGGGAGCGCTGAAAACAAGGTGATCAACCCCTGGGTGGACGTGCTCGGATTGTTGGTGCCGATACGATAGTGGGTCGCGACTTGGTCTTGGCTAAGCGCGTAATTGTAGATCGCTACCTGCGCAAGATAACCGTCGAACCAAACGTTAAAATTAGTGTTGCTGTATCCGCCCGAACCAGCCGTCGCTCTGCCGATAGTGGCCCCTTGCCAGATAAACGTATCGCCACCCGCAGCCGATCCGCCCGCGCTATACAAGCCGTTGACGTACACGTCGACATAGCGCCCGCCACGCCAAATCGCGACGACGTGAGACCACTGATTTGGCGTGCATGCGAACCCGACACCAGGCTTGTTAGGGGTCCATTGCATCGCGCTAAACGACAATCCGCTGCCTGCTGGTATGGTATTGCGCAACGCCGACCCAGGAGCGCCGTTCGAGCTCAAACCAGAGGGATTCGAGTCAAATATGCCCTGGAACGTCGCCACCAACGGTTTACACCAGAACTCGACGGTGAGCGCCGCGCCGTAGTTTGCCGTTTTTTGCGGATTCGGCACGACCGAAATCGACAAGTATCCTGTCCCTCCGTCAAAGAGCGCGGCTGTGGTCGTATCGCCAACCAGCGGCCCGACCTGTCCGAACGTCACGCCCCCATTAACAGCGGCCCCATAGAAATTGCCGCTCGAGTCAGCAGCAGTACTCGCCCCGACAGCATCGCCGAGTGTCCAATACGCAAGCGGAGAATCGTTGATAATTGCCTGTTTGTAGAAACGTTGGTTGCCCGCCCCGATGCTCGTTACGATAGATCGCACCAAACCCTGGTTCTTGCCGCTAGTAAAAACTACCTTGCCCTGGTCGAGCCATCCGTCTGGCATTGGCGTGCCGCCCTTTGGGATTCCTGCGGGAAGGTTGAATTTCGGAATCACGATTGCGGATTGTGTCGACCCACGACCTGCCGCGATGTCGGTGACGGTAAAATTCGACTCGGTTAAGCCGCACGACGCGCTGTAGGTGAAAAACGGACACGCGGCTTGAAAAACGTCGCGCGGATACGGCTGCGCTAAAAAGTCAAGCGCGGGCGAACATGTGATCTCTGCTTTGACGCTATCCACGTCAGCGTCAGCAACATACCCGACAAAAACCACCACCGATCCGTATGGGGTGGCGTCGACGCTGTACGCCGTGCCGCTATTGATGCGCACCGGATTGAATATCCTGTCGATGCGAATCGTCGCGCCGTCAAACAACCCCGCAACAATCGCCTGTTTAAGCGTTAAACCGAGAGCCACAAGGTTTGCGGAAGTTGATTGGATCGTGATCGTAACCGCATCGACTTTGACTCCGCCGATATCCTGGGCTAGTCGTTTTTGTTTGATTGCGGTGCGCTCGATAATCGGATCGGTATGTAGATACGTGACGCCATTAAACACCACGTCTGCGTCGAGGCTCGTGATATAAAACACCTGTCCGGTTACGAGCGTAATCGTGTACAAATCGGCTGTGACGAGATGCGCCGATGGCGTCGCAAGTAGCGTTTGCAATGCGGCCGTCGCGGTTTTCATTTTTACTGTGGTGTCGAAATGCCGCGCGCACCGCGCTGGATTGTGCTGATGATCGTATCAGCGTGATCTTTAAAGAATCGCCGCACGTCGCGCGAATCCATCGCAGAGACGTTAAAATGCACGTGGGTTTGGCTTGACGGATCGTCACCCTTGTCGAGCATGTTCTGAAAACCCTCGGATAAATAAGCAGGCAACACCATCTCTTTCGGATGCAGAATTGACGGAATGCCGTTGCCGTTTGATTTTCCCACGACCATGCCGCCCGCTGCGCTTGGTACGATACCACCACCGGCGAACGTCGTGCCAAAAATTGACGGCTTGGCAAAATTGGCAATATCGATTGATAAAATTTCGTCGAGCGTCAGGCTGATTGCCGTCAGGAGCGCCGCTTGTGTCGCTGCCGCACCCATTGTCGAAGATGCAAATATGCCGCTCAGCGTAGTTGTCTGAACGATCTTGGCCGCGAGTTCTTTTGCAGCGGTTGCGGTCATGGTTGCCGCCAATCCGCCCGCCGCGCCACCAGCCTGCTGGCCAGCGCTGTTGCCGCCGCCGCCCTGCCCGCCGCCAAATGTTTTCGATAAGAACCCACCGACCGATCCAAACAACATGCCGACGAGACCGCTACCGCTATTGCCCGTAATTGCCCCAGAAATGCGTTGTGCGACGCTCGGACCAAGCAGCATCCCAATGATGCCACCCGCACCGCCCGCACCCGTCAGCGCCCCAAACGCGCCGCCGCCGAGGCCTTTCTGGCCGAATGCCGCCCCACCGAGCGTACCCTGTGCGCCGCCGAACAGCGCTGCGAACCCTGCGTCTTTGCCGAGCCCAAGCAGCCATTTTTTCATCAGCACAGAAACGCGATCCTGGCCTTTGCCGGTAGCCGACAGGATCGAGTCAAACATGTGTTGAATGTTATCGGTGATTTTGTTCGATGTTTGCTTCCACGCGTCGACCGCTTTCGCCGCCGCCTCGTCGTTGATTTTCTGTATTGCGAGCGAACCCTTGGTGGCGATACCGGCGAGCTGGTTTTCGTAGTCCTGTTGTGCGACAAGGATTTCGCTCTGCGTTTTTTTGATCGCCTCTGAGTTGAGCGTGCCGTGCTCTTGTAACACGGCTAGCTGCTGGTTTAGCGAGCTGACTTTATTGGTGTATTGTACTTGCGCCTCGGCTTTTAGCGCATCGGTTTCGGTTTGTGCCGCCTTGAGCGACGCCGCCAACGTATCCGCAGCCGAACTGTCGTGCATCCTCATCGACTGTCGGATGCTTTCCTCTTGTGCCGCAGCTTGCGCGCGAATCTGCTCCACCTGTCCCGCTACGGCTTTTTCTGATAAGGCTTGCGATTGTTGTAGATCGCCGAGACGTAGGCGCTGCGTCTCAGCGATCTGTTCGTTCACAGCGCGTTGCACCTCGACTGCTTGTTTTCGCGCCTCGGTCGAAGTCGCGCCGAACAGTTTGACCGCCTCGTTGTAGATTTTGCGCTCTGCCGTAATCTTAAAAGCGACGTCTTTGTCTTTCTCGGCTTCCTCGAGGTGCTGCTCGTCAGAAAACGCTTCGAACCTATCCTTGAGCGCCTTGGCTGCGTCGGAATTGTATCCGGCTCCGATACCGCCCTCGCCTTGATTCTCTCCGCCAAACAGCGCAGAGACGCTACCGATATCGTGCGCCGCTTTGATCTTGTTTTGAAACTCGGTGAAACGTTTTTCAATATCGTCGAGAGCCGCGCCACCGCCTCCGGTGCGCACCGCATCGCCGAACGCCGAACTAATCGCGTTGCCCGCCTCTTTGATTGCGGCCGTGAACGGATGCAGGATACGCTCAACCGCGCCGATGGCTGGTTGTAGTTTGGTGTACAGCCAAGACGCCAAATCTCCCACGAGCTCGCCCAGCGTTTCGACCGCAAAAATGTTCACGGTCATAGATTCTCCCCACCCCTGGATGGCTGGGGATATCACCGAGACTATCGACCGACCGAGCGATTCAGCAGCCACCTTTACGGTCGAGAGCGCTACGTGGTCAGCGTCAAACGTATGCGCCTGCTGGTCGGTAGTCGTGCCGAGCAGACGAAAATCGGCCACCAGGCGCCTGATGGTGCCGGACCCTTGATCCATTGCAGGGATGAGCTGGGTGCCAACGCGAGCGCCTAACAGATTCGCGACTGCGCCAGCCTTTTCGGTGCCGTCTTTCATCGCACCTACGGCATCCGCCATCGCATAAAATTGTTCTTCTGGGTTCAGCGCCTTGAGCTTGGCAAGACTTAAGTGCAGTTCGGAAAACGCCCCAACGGCTGTCTTGGAGCCGTTTTCAGCTTGCGTCAGCTTGAGCGCCATCTGGCGCATTGCGCGCTCGAAGCCCTCCATGCTGACGCCCGCCAGTGCGGTAACTTGCTGCAGACCAGCAAGCTCGTCGACCGCGACCCCGGTGCGTTGGCTCATTTGCTCGAGTTCGACGCCGCCGTGAATAGCGGCCTCGGCCATCTCGCGCAGTTTGTTGACCGCCTCGAAAATAAAGCCGATGATTGCAATCTCGCCGAACGACTTTAGTGTGGCCTCGAGCCCCTCCGCTGCTTCGTTTGCGGCATGAAACACGCGAGGCAACCCAGATACCGACTCTTCGACCTTTTTAGGCTCGCGAGTGCCGGAGCGCCCGAACTTTTCGAGCGCCTCGGTCATTTTGGCGCACGCCGCCGCAACCGCTTCCGACGCCACCTCCATGCCGCTTTTCAGCTCGGACGTGCGCGCCGTTAGCTGTACGGCTAATGTTGTGTCACTGGCCACTTGTCGCCTCGTTCCATCGCGAGAACAGGCTCTCGATGCTTTCTGTCTCCCATGTCAATTCCGGCGTGCGTTCTTTAATCACACCCAAATACGATCCGACCAGGATGTGCGTTGGAGGATACTGCGCCCAATAGTCGACTAGCATGTTGTAGTCAGCCATCGTGACGTGCTGGCGTATGTAGTCGAGCGTCCATCCGGTAACGGTTACGAGAGTGCCGTACACCTCGCCCCAGTTTAACTTGCCGCGCCGCTGGGCTCCGTCACGGCTGCCGTTTTTCCCTCTTCGACCCCGACCGCAGCCTGAACCGCATTGATCAAATCCACGGGCGTAAAGTTGTCGCGAATATCGTCGATGGTGACGTTCGGATAGTTTCGCCCTACAGCCTCGACGACGACGCGCAGCATAATATCACGCCGCTCCTGCGCGTTTGGCCCGCCCTCGGCCTCAGTTGTGCCGAGCTTGGCGATATCGTCTTGAAGCTCCTCGAACGAGCCGAGCGCCAACATCGGCACCACCACGTCGCATTCTGGCGTTTGGACGGTGAGCCCCTTGATTGGTCTTTTGTGAGTTGTATCGAATCCCATAGAAGGAAAGTATCGCAAAAAACCACTAGCCGTCAAATATACGCTTGACAAAACCTATCGATAGGATAAAAATTCCCCACCATGACAAACCCAGAACTGGAAAAGCGTTTCATGACCCCAGCCCAGGTGAGCGAAGCTGCTGCCATTCTTGCAGCCGAGTTTGGCATACCAGAACCATCGATCCAGTATGGCCCTCGCACGAGAAACGGGCGATATAGCCCATCCTCCACAACGATCAAGGTTGGCGCGATTGCATGGCGAGGGGTCGAGGTTTCGTTTCTTCACGAGTTCGCCCACCACCTAAATACGTGTAGAGGAGGCGGAAACCACGACAAAGGGTTTTGGAATGCGCTTCTTGAGATTACGCGAGCGTGGTATGGCGACCCCGTCCGCTATCCGTGGGGAACAGAATATAAGGCTGGGCAAAACTTTGCCGAACGTCGCGGCATTCGCCGCCATCGATAAAAACAGCCGGTCGGAGTGCTAAATTCCGACCGGCTGAACTCGAGGGATAACCGACGGCCGAGGCGTCCCGTTCGACCGTCGCCTTGTCTATTGCTAGACGCCCTTCACCTCGAGGGTTACTCTGCGAGGTACAGATAGCCGACGTTTCCGCTCGGACCAGCAAATGCCTCGAAGTCGATTTCCGACATCACGAAATCTTGCTGTTTGGTCGGAATCGAGAATTTGTTGCTCACGCAATTCGGCAGCCACAACCCAATGCGCCGGTTGGCGTAGCGACCCTGGTAGCGTAGCCCGAAAATCCCGACCGCGCCCTGTACCGTCTGGTTGATCGTCACGGTGTAGCCGCTTGTCGCGGTATAGGCGTAGCCAATCAAAACGTTCACACCCGCGTCGGCTGCGTTGAACGTGTACACGCCTGCGGCGACAGAATACTGGCCGACAGACGGGCTCGATGCGACAGGCTGCAAAAATATACCGCTCGAGGCATACGCAACCCCAAGATCGCCCAAGAACGTCGAGGCGTTCACCACCGTGGACGTGTTGACCGTGATGGTCGGCAACGCGGTGCCCGCGATCAACCCAGACGCTGGCTCAACCCATGCTGACGTTAGCGCAATAGGCGTGGTGTTTTGCTTGGTTTCCGCGCCAGCACCGCCGCCGCTCGTGTTGCTCACGTACACATTCCAGCCGGTTGCCCAGGCTGGCGGACTCGCAGGTGCCGCGACGTTCAGAACAAGATTCGCCAAACACGCCAGGTTGGTTTCGACAGCCGCTGGGCTTTCGTCGCCCGTGGTGCTATTCACCCAAGTGCTGCGAACGTAGTATGTCGTTGCAGTGAGCGATCCGGCTGCCGTCGAAGTTAACGTGCCGTTAGTTGGCGCAGCCGTAACCGGATAGTGGGATTCGGGCGGATCGGCGACCAGCGTGCGGCCCGAAGTAATGCCGCCGTTCGATCCAAACACGGTATCGTTGATCATGCCGGAGTTGAAACGCCCGTTCTTGATCTTGCCCGTCACTTTACCTTCGCCGATACCAATCGCCTCGGGAAAGATGTTTTGTCCGGTAAGCCGCTTGATCGTTAGATCGAAATCGACCGACAGCTCCTGCAGCACGTCAATCTTGCGCGGTTGCGGTATTGTAGGTGCGGTGCCGTCCGTATAGGTCCCCAGCGTCGCGTACACGACCCCAGGACCGAAAACAAACTGCCGAGAATCAGCCATTGTCGTAAGCTCCTTTTAATGATCCACCAGCATCGCAAGCTCAAGGACCGTGATGCTCAAGCGCCCCGCTTGCGTTGCGATATAGTCGGACATTCGCCCTTCAAGCCAGCAATGCTGAACCAAATCGCCGAGCGTCTGCACTCCGAGAGCCGGTATAGGCGCGATTGCATCCTCGACGTTGTCGCACAGATTATTGATCGTCGCCGCTGGGACGTCTGACTCGAGGTCGCACATCGCGTACATATACGCCTGTGCCATCAGCGTGACTTTTGCCGGACCGCCGAGCATTGATTGCTCGTAGCGTTCACCCAGCTCATGCAAAAATATCGCAGGACAATCCGATTCGGTTAACTGCGACGCCGCTGTCATTCTGCGCGACACGGTATTGAACGCACCGCCATTTGCCGCCGACAAAGATAGCGACAGTTGATTAAACAACGCCGTATAAATCGTTTCACGCCCGATTGCCATTACAACCCCGCATCTTCGCGCGCACGTTCGATTGCGCGCCGCAGCGACGCCTCGTAATCGGGTTTTATCGCTGTCAGGCTGGGTGCCATGAATGGCTTAGGTCCGAGCGTCACGCTCGACCGGAGCGCGAATAGCGGCACGATTGATCCGCCTTGCTCGCGCGCATACAGAATCCCGCGATTAAAAAAGGTGCCCTCGAAACCGCCCGCGCCAGGATTCTCGATAATTTGTCGCGCCGACCAGCGCATTACACCCGCGCCGGTTAACGCCGCGCTGAGCGGTATCGTCAGAAATTGGGCGTTCTTGGGATAGATCGTACCGCCCTTTTCTTGTATGCGGGCGTAAATCGTATTGGTGCCGACCGGTCCGCGAATTTCGTCCTCGGTTTCCTGGATCGGCTGGACGGTAGTCGATTCAGACAGCTTACCAGAACGCACGTGCAGCGGATTGCCGCCACGCA